CCCCACGCCTCGGCCGCGGCCTTTGTAAAGCGGCTAGGAGGCCCGCCAGGCGTCGGAGCAGCAGGAGCCGCCTCGGCCGGCTTTTGCGCGTCAGGCGCAGCCGGAGGGGCCGCAGCGTCGACCTTAGGAGCCTCGGCCGCCGCCTTTCCGGCGAACCGGCCGATTGTGTCGCGACCGTCGCCGCGATCGGCCGGCGGGGAAGCCTCGGAAACCGAGGAAAACGCCCGTTCGAGCGCCTCACGAGCGGAGGGAGCCGGGGCCGAGCTTTCGGCCTCAGACGTGGAAATGCCTTCGTCCGGCGCGTTTGAGGCGCCGTTCGCCAGATCATCCATGAACTTTTCCTTGGTTTAGCCGTCGACTGAAATGCCAGCGCGGACCATTGCCGAGCCCACGCTGTTGCGAATTGCCTTGCGATCCGGCTTTGGCTTTGGCGGCGGCTCTTGCCGCTCGTTCCCTACTTCGATGTAGCCGCGCTCGCGGTAGTGACGCCGCAGCGCCGACTTCGAATCGTACATGCGGCCGTCGACCATCGACTTAACCGCGGAGCCCGCGCCCTCGATGTAGTCGGACGTGATGCGCGGAGCGGCGAGCGCCGACCGCTTCCGCTCGATCTCGCGAGCCGCGAAATACTCGTCGCCCTCAAAGAAGCGACCGCCGACAATTCCCCCGACAAACCCCATCAGAAGCCCCTCAGTTTTTGCATGTACGCCGCGAGCTCGGCCGAGAACCGATCGGCCGCGCGCTTGCTGTATGGCGTGATCTTCGGACGAGGCGCAGGCCCAGCCCGAGGCGCGGGCGCCGTCAAATCCATGTAGATGTCGACGATCGAAGCCCGCGGGTCCGAGAGCTCTGTCTCAGGCTTGCGCTTGCGCTTTGGGAACGCGTCGAAAGGCCGATCATCGTCCTCCCACCAATCGGGATAGCCGCCGCCAGTGCGGGGCGGGATGACGGTTGCGCCAGGGCCGAGCCCGACGTCCTGAAAGCCGCTCGACTGAAAGCCGACCTGTTGAAAGGCCACGCTACGCCGCCGTCGTTACGGCAGTCCAAGTCGTGCCGCCGTCCGTGTTGACGTAAGCCCGCGTTGACGTGGACGAGCCATCGGTCCGCATGTAGAGTGAGCCTTGCGCCGCCGATGCCGTTGGCGCACCCGAGCCGAAATAGATGCCGAGCGCCGCTGTTGATCCCGCGCGGTAGAACAGCGTCCCGCCAGCAGCGGGAGCCGTAGCGGGCCGCGATGCGACCTCGCCCGTTGTGCTTAGCCCGAAGTCAATTTGCCTGTCGGTGCTGTCCGAGCCTTGGTATTTTAGTTTGAGCTGTGTGTTGCTCGTATTTTCGAGCACGCAGTCGCCATCGTTCTGAGGCTCTATGGATGAGAGCCCGAACACTGGAATTGTGCAGTAGCTGCCCGGCGTGCCTGTCGTCTTGCACACATAGGCGGCCGCGCCGTGGCCGGTCGGGTTAGTCTGAAACCAGACCTCGCCGAGCGCATGAACGCCCGACGACGGCTTCCCGTTGTGATAGCCAATGATGCGCGCCTGGTCGGCATTATCCTGCCCGCCGATACCGAATGCGTTGAAGCGGAGATAATTAGGCTGGGCGCTCCCCCGCCCAAACTCCTCGGTCGTCTCTGATGTGGTTTGAACCCACCAATACCGGCCGGACTGATTAATGTGAACTATGTCGGGGTAGGCATAGCCCCAATAATGGGAGCTATCGCCGTCAGTTTGCCGCAGGTAGGTAAGGAACGCAGCTCCGCCGCCAGTGTCAAACTGAGCGGTTATGTGGGAGCCACCAAACCGGGTCCAGGTAGAACTGCCGTTCTGAGTGTTCGCGACCCCTGTCTGGTCTGCGAATGTGTAGAAAGAACCAAATCCTGTGCCGCATGTGACAGCACCGTAGGCAACGCTTTGGCTTGTGTTCGGCCCCGGTGTGTAGCGCGTAAACGGCGCCACACCGCCATCCACAATTCCTAGGCTATGCGAATTGACGTTGCCGCCCTCAACGTAGGGGCCGACAATCCGCGTCTGAGAGCTTAGACAGAGGATGGGTAGCGTGAATAGCGAGTAGTCGTTAGCCGAGTTCCACGCGGGGAAGCTGGACGTAACGCCACCGTCGCGAATGTAATGCCAAATCAGATCGTTAGTGCCGGGCGTGGTTGTCGAGTCGCCGCCGAGATATTGGTACTGCTTACTAAGGTGACTGACCCCCATGTTGCCGTAGCCGGTTATCTGCGGCTGAATGTGGGTGTTCCCGAGAGTCGGCCCCTCGTAGATACCGCAGCCGCCAAGCCCGACTGTGCCGTGCGTCGTGAACTTCCAAGAGGTCCCGCCGTTGGCGTCCGCCCCTTCGATCTTAAGAAAGTGACCACGGCATTCATGCCCGAAGCAGCTTATTAGCTCCCAGCCGTTGCAGTTCCCTTCGTGCTCGCCGCCATGCCCCGCCTGTCCATGAATGTAATGCCCATGCCCGGCCGTGCTGTAAACGCCAATCCGCTCGGCTGTCATAGCGCAGCGGTAATTGATTCCGTGGCGGGTTAGGTCGCGCGTCGTGACGCCGGACGAATTGTGGCAGGTGAAGTCAGCAATGCGCGAGCTTGAGGCCGCGCCAGTGTTCTGCCCCGCCCCCCATGGTCCGCCGGTTTCTCCACCGTTACCGGCGTTGTTGCCATAGAACACGAACATCGAACCGCTCGTGTTCGTGAAGTGTAATTGCGTAGCGCCGCCTAGGCCAAACGGATCGGGCAGATGCCCGACCTTGCCGCGGATGTTGACGACGTTTGTAACGTGAACCGTTTGCCCAACCTTGTACTTGCCGTACCCTAGCTCAAGGATCGGCGCTATCTCTTGGGCAGTGTTGGCGGCCGGATCAAACATGATCCAGTTAACTGCCGCCATGATGGCGGTGTAATTGTCCGTCCCGGTTGAGCCGTTCCAGTCGGCGACGCCGCCGAGTTGTTCAATGCGGACAACACCGCCAGTCGGGACGAGACTCCAATAGCCGCCGTTAGTCGTGTCCCACACTTCGGCCGACGTGTACCGATCGGCCGAGCGGAAATAGCGCGTCGACTGCGCTATAAACGTCCAACCGAAGCCGTCCGCGCCGACCGTCTCGCCGCTCAGGTGCGTCGGCTGGACCGAATTTGTGAGCGTGCCGACGCCGCCGACCGGGCGCGTCGTGAGCCGGTAGAGATTGCCCGACGCGTTGCGCCGCTCGGAACCGGGGGTGAAGTCGCCGCTGGCCCATAGTGTATAAGGGTGCGCTGCAAGGCGCTTGTAGCCGCCGCCGCCATCATCGCCTACCGCGGAATAGCCGGCCGTGGTGACGTGCTGGACCGCGGCCGGGATGTCAGCCGCAGCCGCATCCGTGAGGGTGTTGTAAAAGCCGTGGATGGTGTGCGCGGCGTTCCAATGGCTGGGCAGCACTTCGCCGGCAGCCGCAGACGCCGGATCGTCAGCAATGGCGCTTTCGAAAGCGTGTCCGACGTACATCAAACCACCATTGCCAGCATAATGATTTCGTCCTCGTCCTCGTCCGCGAGCGATGCCCGATAGGCCGCGAGCGCCGCCCGGAGCTCGCCCAGGTGCGTATCAAGAGCCTGCCAGTCGACCTTGACGCTTGCCCCGGCCCGAGGCTTGCGCGCGTGAGGCTTGGCGATCGCCACGACTTCGGCGGCTGGCGCCTCGAGCTCCTCGCCCAAGAGCGCCTTGCGCAGTAGCGCGCGGACCTCGCCGCGCTCTTCGTCGGAGCTTTTCTGCGGCTTGCGCTTTTGCGCGATGTACTCGGTCGGATAGCCGCCGCGGGTGACGTTCGCGACGACGGGCTCGCCGTCACCGCCGTCGCCAAAGTAGCGCCCGCCGAAAAACCGGCCGCCGAAAAACCGATGGCCGAACATCGCCGGCCTTTAGGTCAGATCGCGCGTAACGGCCGTGCGGTTGCCGTCAACGTCTACTGTCGCGCTCACCCGGTCCTTAGTGTCGGCAAGATCGCGGTAAACCGCCGTTGTGGTTTCGAGCCCGCTCGCAATGCCGAGCAGCACCGCATTCTGGCCGCGCATCGACTGCCGGAACGTCACCGCGCCGTCGATTGCCTCGTCATGGATAGCATCGACCGCCGCCCCTGTAAGCGCCATGGCGTCGCCGGTTGCCGCCGGAGAGGCAGGCAGGTTGTCTGTTTTCGCCTTCACTGCGTCGACGACGGTATCAATCGTGCCGAGCTGAGTATCGAGGTTCGCCGAAGCGAGGCCGACGGCGTCGCGGATGTCCGCAGGGTCAATGGTCGCGGTCGCGGTCGCGTCAACGCTGTTTGCGACCGTGAACGTTAGCTGGTCCGTCTTTGCCTTGATGGCGGCTATCTCAGTGTCGAGGAAATCATCGACCGTCGAGAGCGCGGCAGCCGTCGCGAGACCGCTCTGGATTTCCGTCACCGCGTCAGCCGCGAGGGCCGAGGCCGTCAGGGTGTTCGCCTCGGCGCCGAACAACTGCGCATCAACACGGTTCGCCGTCGAGAAGGTGAGCGAATCTGTTTTCGCCTTGATCGCGGCGACCTCAGTATCGACCGCGGCGAGGATGGCCGCGACCTCAGTATCGAGGAAATCGTCGATGGTATCGACGCTCGCTTGCGTCGCCAGGCCGCTCTGCAATTCCGTGGTCAGGTCCGCCGCCGCAGCGGCCGCCGTCATAACGTTGGCCGCCATCGCGCCCACCGAGGCGTCAATCCGCCCCGAGACGAGAGCCGCGGGGAGGCGCGTTTGAATGTCCTGTGTGTCGGTTTCGATCGCGGCCGTTTGCGTCTTAACCGCAGCGATGTCCGCCGAGATCGAAGCGCCGGCCGGAGCGCCGATGCGCCCGTAAACGTCCGCCGGAGTGTTATCGACGAGTTGCAGCTCGAGCGAGACTTGCGCCATATCGGCCGCGCCCTTGACCGTGACAACGACACTTTCGGCGCCGCTCGCCACTGCCGCATCGGGCAGGTCCAGGCGATAGACGCCCGGCATGTTCGTCGAGTCGACCTCTTTAAACCCGCCGTCACTGTGAGCGCTGTTGGCAGCGGCGAGCGTCGCCAGTGTGATCGCCGTGGCCGAGCCGCCGTTGCGCACATAGTACGCCGTGAGCGACGCCGTATTGAATACGAGCCCGGTTTTGCGGCCGCCCGTCGTCGATGTGCTATCGAGAATCTCGACGTACACCGTTTGATCGGTCGCGCCCTTTTTGATGGTTCGCATTTAGATGAATCCGCCCCTCATTCCAGGGTGAGCGAGGAGCCCGCCGCCGCCGCCAGAGCCCGTTCCGTCGTCGAGAGATGAAATGCGCACGCCCATAATGTACATCGTCACGGCTGGGCTTTCCGCCGTGAACGCGCCAGAGCCGTTGTCGCGCGTCCCCTTAGCGAGGGTAGTGCCGCCGGGTAGAAAAACGCGATAGGCAGTATTGCCAAGCACAGACGTGCGAAGGCGGCAATTGCCAGCCCCGGTCGCACGCATTGCAAGGATATAATCGGTGTTGCGACTAAGAGAGACCTCGGAAGGCAGAACGAAGAAAGCCGGTCGATCCGCCACCGCAGTGCCCATTTGCTCGGCCAAAACGGCAACAGAGGCCATTGCAGCAGGCGTTCCCGTGGGGCTGGAGTAAAGTGCGAGCGTAAAATCCCCCGTCGCGCCGGCAGATGGCGCGCCCACCATCCAGAAGCCGTCAATCTTGCAGTCCCACGGCACCTGAAAAATCAGGCCGCGCTCGTCGGGGTTAGTGGAATCAGACCAGGCTTCGTTCGAGGATGACGTAATCGGCGGGCCGTTGCCGTCAATAAAACCAAGGGTGCCATCGTCGAACGTAATGAGCACATTAGGCGCGGCAGCCATGGAACTGGTCGCGGTTTGCCATGCGCCCGCAAGGTATACGTTATTCATCGGCCGCTGCGCATTCGCGCCGGTGTATGGACCGGTGGAGGTTACGGAAACAGTGTCCGGGGCGGTCCTCGCCGTCATATCCCATACAACGGCGATCAGATCACCGTGTGTGATCGACTTTGATCCACTCCCGCCGGTCATGGAGATAGTGTTCCAGGCGTTGGTCGATAGGCCGCCAGGGCTGGACAAGGTGCGCTTTACGTCGAAAGTGCCGTCGGGTTGCGCCGCAAGCCCAGCGGTCGTGCTCACATCCTGAATGCCAATGTCGAGGACCGTGCCAGCAGCGGCGGCGGCGAACGTCACAGCCCCCGTGCGGAACGAAACAGAGCCGCCGCCTGCCGCGCTAATAGTTTTCGCAGAGCCGGGGCGTCCCTCGATATAGACGTGCCCGATGTGCGCGACCTTTTCCGTCGCGGCATCCATCACTTGAGAATCACCGGTTGAGCCGCCCCCCTCATAGCCGCGCATGGGGTACAATAGGCCGAAATTTCCCGTAGTGAGCGCCATTAGATTGTCACCGTCACGGCTGGATGGTCACGGTGACGGGACTACCGAACAGCGTCACCGCCTGACTTCGATTCAGCCCTTGGCATCGCAGCTTTAGAATGAGCAGCGCGGCGGCCTGCCGCTCCTCTTGTGTGAGCTGCGCAATAGGGCGCAGAAGTTCGTCCGTCGTGTAAGCGAAATCACCGAGCGCCACGCCGTTGAAGCTCACGCCGAGTATGGTATGACCGCCACCGCCACACCGGGCGCGAAATGTGTAAACAATCGATGCAGCCATCGCCCTAGCCTATCGAGACGGTGTTGCCGTCACGGCGGACGGGAAGGCGCTCGCCGTTGCGCTCGACCTCGGCCGTGCGACCGTCCGCGCCTTTGATCAGGCGCACGCGAGGGGGTTGATCGAGCGTCTCTTTGATGTTCGAGAGCGCATCCGCCATTGCGGATAGAGCCTGGTCGCGGCCGGCTTCGCGCTCGTCCGTCTCGGCGCGTGGGCGGACGCCCTTTTCATCGCGGCGGAACGTGTCCTCGGCCTCACGGGCCGCCTTGCCGTCCTGCAGCGTGTCGCGGTGCGCGGTTTCAGTATGCGTTTGCGCGCGCTCTTTGAGCCCGTGCTCACGGTCCTTATTCGTCGCCTCGCGACGCATGGCGAAGCCGTCGCGCATGAACGCGCGGTCGTTGCGGTCCTCGACGCGATCGGCGCGAACTTCCGCCTTGTCGGCGCGCTCCTCGCCGCGGGCTTTGAGCTGAAGCTCCTGTTGCTTCAGCTCGAGCTCACCCTGTTTGATATCGAGCTCGGCTTTGGCCTTTGGCCCCTCGAGCTCCATGAAGCGCTTTTCCTCAATCTCCACGCGCTTTAGTTCGGCCTGCGCCTTGGCCTCGGCCAGCGGATCGGGCGGCGGCCCCTGTTGCTGGCCAACCATGCCCTCGATGGCCTCGCCCATTTGGTCGATTGCCGCCTCCAGCGGCCGCGCGCTCCTAAACGCCTGTGCGCCGAACTTGAACACCTCGACCACAAACGGGCCGAGCATGGGCATTTGCTGCACAATCGGCGCAACGCTCGTAAGGTAGCCGCCGAACGCCGTCACCGCCTCGATGCGCCGCGCCTTCTCGGCGTCCTCGTCCGGCTGGATGGTCGAATCGGTCTCAATTTCGATGACGAAGCCGCGCGTCCGATCGTTCTTCAGGAGCTCGGCCACCTCTTCTTGCGACGGCGCCTCGAGTTGCTTCTGGATGGCCTTTGGCGGAGGCGGCGGAGGCGGAGGGGGCTGCCCGCCCTGTTGCTGCGCCATCATCGCCGCTTGCTGCGCCTGTTGCTCGGCCTGTTGAATCTCCATCTGCAGCTGCTGCTTGTCCGCTTCCGGCAGCAACTGCACCTGCGCCATTTCGAAAATCACTTCGGGCGCGAAATTCTCTGAGATAATCTCGGCGCCGATGCGCGTCAGGTCGCGCGCGAATCTCACGAGCTCGTTCTGCCGCTCGCGCATCCGCAGCGAGCCCCATTGGCTCTTGAGCTGTTGCGCGCCCTTGGTCTCGTTCGGATCGGTTTGGCCGCGGAGAATGTCCGCAATGCCCATGATTTGATACACGTCATCGATGACGACGCGCCGGAGCTCGACGAGCGCCTGGACCAGCTTTGCAATCTCGCCGACCGGGAGCCAGGCGATCGAGTTGGCGAAGCCGCCGGTGCCCATCGCCGCCGCCGACGAAACCGGGATCAGCACCGCCCGATCGTCAGTGCTCTTGACCGCGACCTCGATTGCCTCGCTCAGATCGCCCGAGCCGGCCGGGTAGAAACCCCGCACGCGGAGCGAGTCCGACAGCGCGGCAATGCGCGCCGTGTATTCGTTAATCTCCTCGATTTGGTCCTTGTACTGGCGAATCTCCGGGACAGGCAGGAGCGAGTTAGGAACCAGCGTGCCATAGGCAGGCTTCGGCATCGGCCAGAAGTCGCGCAGCAGGAGCCCGAGCTCCTCAGGCGTTTTATGGTCTAGAACCTCATCATCGAGGCCCTCAGCGACCCAATAGACGCAGCCCTCGGCCTTCGACCACACTTCCCAAACCGGCGCCTTGTCGGCGCGATCAGGGATGGCCGCGTTCTCATCGCGCTTTTTCAGCGGCACGCGCTTGTAGGCATCGCCGAACCGCTTAACGCCGTCATCCCGCGTCAGCCAGGCCCGGCGAGCAACCCACGTCACTTCGCGCCAGCGGCGGCCGAGCTCATGGCAGAAATCGCGATGGTCGACGGCATCGAACGCGAGCGCGTCATCATCGCCGGCGAGGCGGACCCAGGCCGTTCCGCGCCCATAGCGCAGGAAGTCGTCCCGGACTTCCCGCATCAGGCCGTCAAGGTCCGCCTGTTCGAACTGTACGACGAGGCACCGCTCGAGCGTTTCCGACGCCTCGCGCGCGACCGCGTTGCCGTCCTTGAAGCGCGGCGCGACCACCGGAACCGGCGTCCTCGCATACGTCGCCGGCTTCAGGACTTCGATGTTGCTCCAAAAGAGTGCATATTCGCGGTCGGCGCTATCGGCGCGCTCGTTCCTGGAATACAGCTTGTCGAGATTGGCGCATTGCTCGCGCCACTTCTCAAACTTGGTGCAGGATTCGGTAATGCGATCGAGCCACACCTTTGCCGACGTGGCAGGCCGAGCAGCCTCGAGCACTTCGGTTTGTGGTTCGGGCTCGTTCAAAGGAGGGCGCCTTTATGCTGGAATTTATCGAATGTAGCGGCGCGATCGCCGGCTTCGGAGCGTTGGCGTTCCTCTTGTGGGAACGGTTCGGATGAGAGAGGTAGCAATCGGCTTGACGCAGGGTGCGCAAATCCGCACGACGCTTGACGCGGCCGGTGTTTCGGGCTCGTTCAAGGAAGGCACCTTTATGGTTGAAGAAGAAGGAAAGGCGGGCATGAACCCGCAAGTCGCCCTCGGATGGGACGGCGGCTGGTACGTCGAAAAAGCGTTCGCTGATGCGCTGGCGGCACAGCTAGGAATGAACCCCAACACGCTGCTAGTTCGCATCGGCGCGGCTTGCGTCGCCATGCAGAGGCAGAGGAAAGAAAGCGAGCGGCGCCCGCGAACAGGAGCGCCGCGCCGGCGTGAGGGATCAGGTCAGCCGGGGTTTCAGCGGTTGTCCGCTGAGAGGAGTTAGGACGTGATCGAGCTTTGGACGGCGACCCAGCTAGTGGCTCAATTTGCCAGCATGTACGTCTGCCTCGAGGCGGCCGAAAGCTTGCAGCGCATTCCGGAGCTTCGCTGCTACCTCATCGCCTAAATCTTGATGCGCACGCCGCGCGTCGGGACCGGAGCGCCCGGCAGGAGCACTTGACCGGGTAGAGCTCGAGGCTTCGGCGCCGCGGCCGCCGGCGCCATCTCGCGCCAGGCCATCGCCATGTACCGCGCAGCGTCGGCGTAGTGTGAAGTCCAATCGTGCTTCGGGATCTTGCGGAACGTCCGCGCCTTTTCATCGTACTCGGCGCGATAATTCCGCAGCGCCTCGAGCCCGTACTTGCAGGCCTCGGCGTCGAAATACCAATCCTTGAACGACACGCGGACCGCGTTGATACCGTCGTCAACGCCGTGGTTCGGCACGATCGACGGCTGGCGACGCCGGATAGCGGCGAGCGTTTCGACCCTGGACTTGCCTGTGCCTATCTCGACCGCCCGCGCGTCGTGCGGCACCCAATCGCGCTTGATGTCTGCAGCGTAGGGCTTGCCATCGAGCACCGCCGCGACTTGCGGCAGGCCGTCGTCATGGTGGCCCGAGACGCAATCGATAACGTGGAGCTCGCGCCCCGGCGTCTGGAACACCCAAACCGCCATATTGGCGCCCTTGCCGAGGTCCCAGGCCGTGTAGACCGGGAGGCCCGGTTGGTACGGAACCGTACGGATGCGCCCTTCACGCTCGGCCGCGGCGACCTCGCGCCCGAAATAGGCGCCCAGGATCGCAGCATCGAACGAGCATTCGAACTCTTGTTCGTATTCCTCGGGCGTTTTCGTCGCCCGCTGTTGGTCAAGCTCCTCGTCCGACAGCAGCCCCGTTTCCGAAGCCCGCAGCATGAGGCGGAACCAATCCGGGTCGCTTTCTGCCCGGTCCCATATCTCGAAGAAGGCGTTTCGCCCCTTTGGCGTGCCAATAAACACCGCCCAGCCCTGCCGATCGGCCAGGCACGCGCTGATCACTTGCGACCAAGCGGCCGGAGGCCAGTCGGCATATTCGTCAAGGATCACGCCATCGAGGTAGATGCCCCGTAGGCGATCGTAATTATCAGCGCCGTAGAGGCGCACCCGTGCGCCGTTGGGCAGGTCAACCCGGAGCTCGGCCTCATTGAACTCAACGCCAGGGATCGCCGCCGTGAACTTCTTAACGTAGGCCCAGGCCACGTCCTTAGCCTGGACGTAGAGCGGCGCCACATACGCAAAGCGCGGCTCGGGTTTGTTGCAGCGCAGCGCAGCGTCAATTAGGTCCGCGACGCAGGCGACCGTTTTGCCGGCCCGGCGGTGCGCGACGAGGCACGCCCAGCGTTGGCGCCTCCTGTGAAAAGCCTCGAATTGCGGGCGGCACTCATAACCAAGACTAACCGTCGCCACGGGCGCTCGCGATGCGCTCGCGCGCGATTTTGAAATACGCCGGGTCGCGCTCAATGCCGATGAAGTTCAGGCCCATTTCGACAGCCGCAACCCCTGTTGAGCCCGATCCCATGTAGGGGTCTAGGATGGTCAGGCTGGACGCCGGTAATTGTTCAAGGCACCAGCGCATCACCGCTACGGGCTTTTGCGTCGGATGGAGGCGGCGCTTGCCCACCTCCGAGGCGGTGCAAACGCCCTTCCACAGATGGCGGACAATGCGATCCTTGCCGCGCCAGTTACACCAAGCGAACTCAACATCTGAGAACGAGTCCCACGGCTCGCGCCCGTCGAGTTTATCCCACGCGACCCAGCTGCCGTGCGGGAGCCGTGATGCGTAATGGTTCGCCCCCCAAAGTATGACGTGCGGTGCGATGGCGAGCAGCGGCGCCGGATCGAAAGGTTGATCGTCGCCGATGACCGGCTTGCTATGGTTTCGGCGGCACCAAGAGCGGCCAGCGCGTGGGTTGCCGCCAGGGCCTTTGACGTAGCCAATCCCATAGGGAGGATCAGACACTACCGCGTCAATGGACCGCCGGAGCTTCTTAATTTCTGCCAGGCAATCGCCCAGGATCAGCCGGACCTTAGTCGCCACGCGGCACGCCGGTCAGCACCGTGATGGACAGGTCGCCCGTCTGTTTAATCGTCATGGGCAGCACCCGGCCCAGGAGCGCGCAGAAGGTCCGCGGATCAGCGCGAGCGACGCCGGCGAGGTATTTTCCGCCCCCTACGGTGTCGAAAGCCTCGAGGATGGCGGCCTTTAGCTCGACCGTGACCTTGTTCCGAGAGCCCTTAGGACGCCCTCGGCCCCTCGGCGGTTTGAGCGCCCGAGCAGCCATTTATTAATTTCCCCTTAGTTTATTCGACCGGCTTGCCCGGCCCGCGGTCGGACAGCAGCGCGTCAAGAGCATCCTCGCCCTCGAGCTCGACCACCATTTGAGGCACATGCGGGGCGAAGCGGTACGTCCGCGACTGGCGCAGCGCCGGCGACACGTCCGCCAGCGGATCGAACAGCCACATATCCAGGTCGTCGCACCATTTGTAATCCGGCCCCGGGCGGGGCGGCGTGGCGCGCTTGGTCGGATAGTCCGAGGCGTCGCTTTGCATCGCGGCTTGCTGGCGCCGCTCGAGCTCGCGGCGGGCGTAGTATTCGGCGTGGTCCTCTCGGATCAGGCGCGCCAGCGGATGCTTCATCGCCTCGCCCCCGTTCGTTTGAACTTGCGCGGGGCGGCCCACTCCGGATTCGGGAGGCCCAGCGGCTCAGGCTCGTTCTTGGCCCGGTCAGCCAGAAATCCGACGCGGAGCGCGTCGTGGTCTGCGACGACGAGCGCCGGCACATGAACGAGGCCGACATCCGTTGAAATGTAATTCGCCCGCGGTCGCCGGTTCACAGCAGCACCACCGCCCACAGAGCAAGGGCGAGCACCGCGCCGAGCGTTGCCCCGCCGACCACAGCGAGCCGGCGATCGTGGCGATGGCGGAAGAAGATCGGATCAGTCACAGGAACCCCCGCCCCGCATGGTCTTTGAATGCTTGCGCCCGGCGATCGTAGGTTTGCAGCGTTTTGACTTCGCGATGGCGCGTCACGGCCATCACCTTGAGCAGATCGGCGCCGTGCTCGAGCGCCGAGGTTACGAACCCGGCGCGCAAGCTGTGTCCGGCGTAGAGCCTCGGATCGAGCTTCGCGGCCTTGGCCCACTTCTTCACGATCAGCGCGACGGACTGGGGCGTTAGTGCACGGTCGGAGATTCGCCCGCCCTTGCGAATGGCGAGGAATACCGGCCCGGCCGTGATGGCGGCCGCGGCGAGCCACTCGTCGAGCAGCGCCACAGGACGAAGGCGAGAGCCAGCCGGAACAGGAACAGTGTGGCCGGATGCATCTTGGTCTGTTTTCGATCGGCGAATGTGGACGCGGAGGCCTTCCGGCGCCCGCTCGAAATCCTCGACGGTCAGCGCGACGAGCTCGGAGCGCCGGAGCGCCGCGGCGAAACCAATCGCCAGGAGCGCGCGATCTCGCTTCCCCGTCAGAGTGTCAGCAGGGATGCGCTTGAGCATCCCGGAAATGGCGCGGGCGGTTGCCGGAGCTTTTGCTTCAACGGAAACCCCGGTCCGCCTGCGAATGCCTCTAAGCACCCGCTTGACCGGCTCGGCAGAGGTAGGGGGCTCTAGCCCTCGGAACCGATGCCCGTATGCGATGGCCGCCGCTCGGCGGTCGACCGTGGAAACCTTGAGGCGCTGTTGCGCCAGGTTTGCAAGATACGCACAAACCGTGGCGACCGAGGCCGGGAGCGGCTCGGCGCCGACGACGACGCACCAGCGTTCGAAATCGCGCAGGTCCGCGGCGTAAGCCGCCCGCGTCGAGTCCGCCTTGTCGCCTGCAGCGTAATCAGCAGCCGCCGCGAAGGCGTCGCGGAAGGCTTCGGAAAGGGGGAGCTCGCGGTTGTCCTGGACGTGGCCGACCGGGACCGGGAGCGTCAAAAGAAAAGCCGGAACGAGTAGGACGGACCCGAGCCCGTGGCGACGAAACACCAGCCCAGGCCGTAGAGCTCAGTGAGCTCTATGATCGCTCCCGCGTCGAGATATTCGCCCATCGTGGAGCCCCGTTTTTTTACTATCGAGAAGGTCGGTTATCGCTAGGCGCCGTCGTGATCGAAGCGCCGCCGAAACAGGTTTTCCGCGTTGATGATCCGGCCGTCCGAAATGACCTCGCCGCCTCGCGTTTTGACCGTCGCGGCCGCGCGAGCCTCGGCGTTCCGAGCATCGGTCGACTCGACCAGCCGGCACATGAGCGCATCGACCTCGAGCGCCGCATCGTGCAAAAAAGTGACGACGGCCGCGCCTTCAAGCTGGCCGCGGCGAACCCTCCGCATGGCGTCGGCGATCGCCCGCCCATCGGCGGCGATTGTGGATAATTTCATGTGGAGAAGAGCCCCGCCCCAAAAGAAAAGGCCCGCGCGGAGGCGGACCCTAGAGACGAGGAGCGGGTTTGAGCCGATCCAGATGGAAAAGCAAATAGCCCTAGCGAAACGTCAGCACGAGCAGCAGCGCCACCAGGACCAGAAACGGAAAGACAACCTCATACCGTAGCGCGCCCATCGTCGTCCCGATCCACCGGCGGCCGGATCCAATCGGCGAGGAGCCGGATCAGCTCCTCGAGCTCGGCGTCCGGTGCGTCAGACTGCCCCGAAAAGGTGCAGGCCATCAAGCGGCCCCCGACGGCGGTTTGATGTGCCGCACAGGATAGGTGGGGCGGCGAGGCCGCGCGGTCGGATAGACCTTCGGCCGCGGCAGAAGGTGAAGCGGCGCGGCGCCGCCATCGAGCACGCGCGGATCCTGGTCGCGCTCGCCGAGCCACGGCCGCCGAGCCGCGAGCGAAGGCGTGACGACGATCGTTTCGAGCTGCAGGGTTTCGGAGAGGTGATCGAGGGCGAGGCGCCAGGCGGCATAATCGGCGCGCTCGCGCAGCACCGCCTCGGCCGGCGGCAGGATCACAATTTTGCAATACGTCCCCGGAGTGTAGCGGCCGGCCCTCTCCGGCGGCGAGGCTATCTCGGCCCCGTGCTCTTTTCGGACGACAACCGGCTTGCCGTTCGGCCCGGTGACCGCCTGGACCGCGAACCGCTCCGGCTTGTACTTCGGCCGCGTCCCGAGCGTGGCGTGATGGAGGATCAGCGCCCGCGCCGCCGTCAGCGCCTTTCGCATGGCCCCGACACAATCGAGCCCGGCGCCTCTCATCCCATCATCTAGGCCATGGATGGAAAAGCCCGGTGACCAGCCAGCAAGCCGCGCGATCGCCGCCTCGACCCGCTTCGCGTCAGGGTGCGGCAGGCCAACCGGCGCCCGAGCCGAGATTGCGCCGCCGCCGACGCCCCCGAAGCCGGGCGAGGCCGACGGGTAGCCCATGGGCGACGTCCGCCCCTGGAAATAGCCTGCAGGCACGCCGGCGTTGGCTTGGAGGGCTTGGAGGGCGAGCGCCGAGGGCGCGCGCTTGGCGAGCTCCTCGACGGCCCAGGAGAGCACGCGCTCGACGTTGAGCACGCGCCGGACCTTTGCCTCAGTCATCCACCGGCCCCCGTTCGCCCTTTGCGCGAAAGGAAACTCAACCTAGACTGTGCGCTGTCAATAGGGATCTTAACGTAGGTTATCCCCAGGGCGTTGAACTCCGCCGCCAGCTTGTCGCAGGCCTCATCCGCGGCGCGATCGGCCGCCTTCCGGCCCCATCCCATTTCCCTGCAGTAAGCCGACCACGAGAGCTCACGCCCTGGTATCTGGCAGCGCGCCCTACCGAACAGCGCCGCGCGACCGCGCGAGGTTTGACCGAGGATCTCGCAGGACAGGGCAATGAAATCGACGCCCTCGGCGATCGGACCAACGCCCCACTCGTTCGCTTCCAGATCGCCGACACCGATAACCCTCAGAGCACGGGCGCCGGCGAGCCCGGCCATAACTTTCACGGCGCGTCGACAGACACGCTCACCAGTCCAATGCGCATCGCGCTCCCCGAGCGTGTCGTCCTCTGACAACTCCTCGGCCCCGGTGACCTCATTCTAGCCAAGCTTTAGCACGTTCTGCCTGTGTTTTCCCGCCCCACCCGTGAAACGGGGTGTTTCAGATGTGGAGCGGTCCGCCGGCTGACTGTCGGCACCGAGACGCAGCAGTCCCGCGCGATGACCGTAAGGGAGAGCCCCCGATCGCGCATTTCTTGCATTCTGCGGATCAGCGGCATGGTGATCTTAGTCCGCGCGCCGCCGCGCTTTGGCCTCTCTGGCGGCGCTGGCGGTAAGGCCCGCTCGAGCCGTTCGAACCGGCAGGCCAGCTCGAAATACTTCGCAGCGATATCCAGTTCGCTCACGCCGCCGCCCTGGTCCGCATGCGGATGAAGCGCCCATCTAACGCGGACTGCTCTAGCCGTGCGGCGTCACCCTCGCCATACGCGACAAGCACGGACGGGGCCCCCGCATTGCCGCCGCCTCGGTCCGCTCGGGGCAACGTCCCATCCAGCCGATAGAAGCTGAGCCGCCCCTTGATAAACAAAAGCGCAGTTGCGGCCCCCCACACTGTCTCAAAAAACAAACTGGTTTCGGTGCGGGCAAAGATCAAAGCAGTGCCGCAGTTGTGCGCTGTCATGCGCCGCAGCCACGGACCTAGTAACTGTTTTGGCCCATAGGGCGGATTGAGCCAGACACGCCCGAACCACGGACGATTGAGTGAATTGTCGGCTCTGCCCCAATGGGTTTTTGCGGTTGGCCACGGGCGGGGCTCTGGCGCGGCACATGGGTCAAGATCGAACTCCCCGAGCGCCTCCAATATGTATGGCGGAGTTAGCCAAACATGGGAGCGCTCTAGGCCGATGGAGTGATGCGAGCCAATGGCCCGTGCCTTACCGCCCAACTCAGGAAATAACACGCTCACGCCGCCGCCTCCCCCGACGGAGGCCATTGCGCCGAAGGCTCGGCGCGCATCGCCGCAAGCTTGCGGGCAAGCTCCGGACCGATCACGACGGGCTCGCGCGCGGCGCGGTAAAGCTCAACCAGCCGCCGATCGGCCGCCGCCCGGGCCTCCTCCGGGCTCGGCTTGCCCGCGTTCTCGTCCTTTCGCCTGGCCCAATGCGCCGCCATTCGGGCGCGCTCCTCCGGCGTTGCCGCATCGAGCACGACGAGGAGGCGCTGCGTTTCCTCCTCCTCCCGCGCCCGGCGAGCCTCGGCCCAAACCGGCCCCATGCGGCGATCGAGTTCAGCCTTGAGTTCAGCAGGTGATGGCATGAACGTCTGTCTCCCAGCGATGCCTGTCAGTGGGTCCGCGGCTTCTGCGACAACCTCCGCAGGGTAGCCGCCCAATACGCGCTTGAACGCCGCCGCCAGAACTTGCGGATCGTCGGCGTCGTTTCGGCGAAACGATCCCACGATAGCAAGCGCCGCCCTAGCCGCTTGCGATTCGGAGCAGCGGCCCGGGCTCGCGTTCGAGACGCTCGAGACGCTCGATGTCCGCACGTAGAACATCGCTGACGGTTGGCTTGCGATTGGCTTCATGGCGTCCCCCGTTCATGTGCGGCTGGATTGGCGGCGCGGCGAGTTGCTCGGCGGCCCGGTGCGCTAGGAGCCTCCACGTTCGGATCGGTTGCCGTGAGGAGCGAGCAGCATCGAGGAGCGCCGCAACCGCCTTGGGCGGCCCGTGAGTGTCGAAAAGCTCGACCGCTGGCCCGATCACCAAATCGACCGGAGCTAAGCCACCGAGTACCTCCCGGCAGGTTTGCTCCACTTCATCGAAATGCGTTTTTGAAGAGGGCCTCGCGCGCGCGGCCGCGGAGGCTGCGCTAGCAGCCTCTTTCTTATGTGATTGTGATTGTGATTGTGACGCGCGCGCGGGTAATACCGCGGTATCAGCTAACTCATTGTTCTTATTGGGTTTGACCCACCTTTTCCCAACCTTTTCCCGCTGCTTTTCGGAGAATTTGTCAGCCTTTTCTCGCTCTTTTTCCAGCCTTTTGTGGCGGTAGTTCCCGTCTTCATCGAGCCGGAAGAACCGGCCAAGAAGGGGAGGGACAAGCCTGTTGAAGCGGTTGCCGTGCATCCCATCCGCGCACGCCGAGAGCGAGCGTTTGATGAAATCCATGTCATCCGGCAGCGCCCCATCAGACCGCCGCCACATCATCATCAGGAGCAACAGGTAAACGCCATGTTGCTCGGCATCCAAGTCAAGCGTGTCAGCAAGGTAGTCGCCCACATAGAGAGGCATCCATGCGCGGTTCATGACCTAATCCCCCCAAGGAGAGACGACGTTCGGGAACCCGGTTTTGATCGGACGCGCAGGCTGGCGCTGTTCGAACACGCGCGCACGGTGCTTCGGGCACCATGATGAAAGTTCGCCCGCCGCGGCGCCGCAGTAAAGGTACGGCGGCCGGTCGTGCATGTTACCCAGTGGATAGCGGCAACAACCGGGTCCGAGATTCTCAAGCGGCACGCCGTAGCAGCGGATGACCGCGCCGCGTTTGGTTGTGCGCAGAGCGGGGTTTGTCATGGCCGCCGCTCCCGATGTTCTTCACGGAGCACATCGCCCAGCAGGCGCCAGAATTTCACTTGCCAGACGCGCGAGGTTTTGCTGCGGCGCATCATCGCCGCCTCCACACGAAGAAGCCCGGCCGGACCTCGATGAGATCGAACTCGCCGGCACTCACTGATGTGTGAGGAAATACTCGTCCGTCGTCGCGTGGTAGCGCGTCAGCCAGGCCCCGCCGATCAGTTCGAGATATTGCTGGAACGTGATCCCAGCCCCGCGAAGCTCTCGGCCAGAAACCGAGAATGTAGCGCCGCGCCGCATGAAATTGAGCGCGCGCGACATCAGCCGCCGACAGCGCAGTGGCCTTGAACCGGCGGGATAAGGGGATAGCAAAGGTTGACTTTGTGGGCGCATCGGCAGACATTGAGGCCGCTCCTATGTGGGAGTATTTCGTCGTCAACGGGAACTTTAAACCCGCCGCTGGCCCCCCGGCGGCGGGTTTTTTCTTGAGCGCGTTAGGCGCTTTTCTTCGTCGAGGACGTCGTGAGCGGCTTGAGCGCCTTGGTAAAAGCCGCGCTAGCCATGTGCAGATTGTTGATCTGCGTTGGCGTGCCGACGATCCCCGACGAGCTACCATAGGTGCGCTTCGCGTAGGTGCGCTTCGCGACCGTTGCCGGCTTGTTGCCGGCGGTTTTGCGTGGACGAGCCATCAATGGCCCCTTTCACTTCCCCGGCTGTTGATAACCCCCACCGCGGCGCGCCGGGATGACGCCGCGAGCGAGTTCAGTCCGCTGGAAGCTTAATGCGCGCCGGCCGGAAAATCGCCCGGTTTACCGCCATGAAGCCCTCTTCGATGTGCGTTCGGCCGATCGCGAGCCAGCGTTGATCTATGTCGACGCCGTAGTTCCGGAACTCGTCTAGAACGCGCAGGATGTGCTCCTCGAGCTCTTTGTTCCGGTTCACCATTTCGATGTTGCCGACGCTCTGAGGCGAATAGCCGATCGGCAAGCCGCTATGATTCTCTGACATTTTTCCCCCTCAATCGTGCCAAGGAAGCTCGCGCGCGCGGTGAATCAGCTCGAGCCACCCCGCTAGGCACGCGAGCCAGATGATTACGAGCCACATCACCAGGCGACCCCCGGCGAGCAGCGCACCAGCGACAGGAAAGCCGCGACCGTAGTCAGCCACACAGACGAGACGAAAAAGACCTCGAGAGCCAATTTCACAATTTGCCTCGCACTTTCAGCGGTTCGGCGACGTACTCGAGCAGCTTTAGAGCGGCCCCCCGAGGCGTTAGCATGCCGGTTTCCCACCGCGAAACCGTACCCTGGCGGACGCCCATGCGGTCGGCAAACTCAGATTGAGTGTAGCCGAGGCGCTCGCGCATGGTCCGGATTTGGGCGGGTGTCACGCAAACCCGTATGGCAGCGAAAAATTTATTCGTCAAGTATGTTGACAGCGGCAATTCCGCCGGTATATTTCAGGGCAACACAGGAGCCACGCAAATGAACCAGCTTTTTCTAGACCTCGCCAAAACCAAGGCGGTGCTCATTGAGCGCGGCCGGACGAAGAACGGCGATTGGATTGCCGACAACGGTTGCGTTTGCACCGGCGCCGCCGTCGCCATCGCCACAGGATGGCGGCACCCAACAGGGGATGACCTCCGCACCGGCGGGCTTGAGGATCATCTTGCCACAAACGATCGTGCGCTCGAGTGCCTCGAGGCGATCGCCGCTCAACTCGGGATCGCCGGTTTGGCGCGCTGCTCGCCGGGGGTCGCCGGCTACATACGCGCTCTCGTCGTGCATTGGAACGACTACACTGCCGCCGACTTCGCCGAGGTTCTCGCCGTCGTCCAGGCCGCGGCCGACGCCGCCAGCGGAGCCCGGCCATGAGCACTTATGAATTCGAGGACCGCCTTGCGCGGATCGCGGCCGATCTAGAACAGGGTCGCATTTCACGAACGACCGCTGCCGCTGATTTGCGCCGACTCCTTGCCGAGTGGAATGCCTTGAGACGGGCCGCGGCCGACGCCGCCGCAGGGCGGAGGGCAGCATGAGCCGCCTCGCCGAGCTTCTCGCCAAACTAGACGAAGCCGAGCGCGCCTACTTCGGCGCAGTCGAGGCACGGAATCTCGCTGATTACCTCGCTTTGCGCGAGCGGTGGGTCGAAGCCTCGCTAGATCTCGCGATCTACGTCTCGGCCAACCGCGATCTGTTCGAGCAGAGGGCGGCGGCATGAGGATCAGCGAGCCCGGCGTTTACACCGACGTTGCCGCCGTCGACTACCACCGCGACCCCTGCCCCGTACCGTCGCTTTCGTCCTCAGTCGCGCGGGCGCTCGTCGAACAGAGCCCGCTTCATGCTTACGCGAAGCACCCGCGGCTCGGCGGCACATACGACGACAAGCCGGAGCGGCAGAAAGACCTCGGCACGGCGGCGCACAAGCTTCTGCTCGGGAAAGGGGCCGAATGCGTCGTCATCGACGCCGACGACTATCGCAGCAAGGCGGCGCAGGAAGCCCGCGCGACCGCCTACTCCAAGAACATGACGCCGTTGCTCCGGTGCGACCTGTCGACCATCGAGACCATGCACACGGCGGCCCGCGACCAGCTTCTCGCCTTCCCCGAATTGCGCCCGCTCGTCGACGGCGAGGGCCAGAGTGAGGTTGTGATCGTGTGGCGCGAGGGCGAGGCATGGTGTCGGGGAATGGTCGATTGGATGCACCCCGACGACCCGATCCGCGCCGACTACAAGACCACGAGCGCGAGCGCGCACCCGCAGGCGCTTTCGTCCCGTCTATTCGGGACCGGCGTCGAGGTCCAAGACTCGTTCTACACGCGGGGCCTCAATGCGCTCGGGAAGGGCAATCTGCGCTCGCTCTACATCGCGCAGGAGTGCGAGGCCCCTTACGCGCTCAGCGTCGTCGAACTCGACCCCCAGGCGAAGGAACTCGGCGACGAGAAGGTAATGCTCGCGCTTCACCTATGGGCCGAGTGCATCAAGCGCGATCAGTGGCCGGGCTATCCGCAACACATCGCCGTTGCGGAGTGCCCGCCATGGACTGTCAGCGCATGGAATAACCGCCAGCTTGCCACTGAGGCACTACGGGAGATCGAGGAGCACGCCGCATGAGCTACACCTTCCGCCCCGCCGCCCGCTCGCAGACAAAGCCGCTCATCGGCCTCTACGGCCAAAGCGGCAGCGGCAAAACCATGTCGAGCCTGCTTCTGGCGCGCGGTTTCGTCGGCGATGCCGGCAAACTCGGGATGATCGACACCGAGAGCGGGCGCGGCCAACTTTACAGCGACGTGATTCCGGGCGGTTACGATGTGTTGACCGTCGGCGAGCCGTTCAGCCCCGCCGCCTATGTCGAAGCGATCCGCGCCGCCGAGGCGGCAAAGCTCGACGCGCTTGTGATCGACAGCGCCTCGCACGAATGGGAGGGCATCGGTGGCGTGCTCGATATGGCCGCTGAGAACGAGAAGCGGACTGGCAAGCCCGGCCTGCATTGCTGGAAGGAGCCAAAGCGGCTGCATCAGCAATTCGTGCTGAAACTCCTGCAATCCCCGCTGTTCGTCGTGGTGTGCCTTCGGGCAAAGTATAAGTCCAGGCAGGTTAAGAACGAGCGCACCGGCAAGAACGAGATCGTTCGCGACGAGCACACGACGCCGATTCAGGCCGATGACTTCATTTTTGAGCTCACCGCGCACGCCGAAATCCTGCCGAGCCATACGCTTCGCGTCACCAAGCTTTCGCATCCCGACCTTGGCGGGGTATTCCGCGACGGCGATCGTATCTCGCTCGATACCGGCCGCGCGCTTGCCGATTGGGCGAGAGGAGGAGCGCCGGCCGCCCGCCCAGGCGCGAAGCTCCTGCAAACCGCCCGCGCCAAGATCGCAGCCGAGGGCGCCGATGGCTTCCTGACGTGGAAAGAGCGCCTTAAGCCCGCGCAGCGCGCGTTCCTGGACGAGCACCAGGCAGAGCTAGTGCCGGCCGACGACCTCGACGACCTCGATATGTACGCCGACGAGCAAGAGCGCGCCGCATGATCGAGCGCCGAATCTACCTCGAGGACGAGGACCGAGCCGCCGTGGAGGGATGGCTTGTCGCCGCGGTCGACGCCTGCTTCGCGGAGCGCCTATCGCTCGGCCTTGAGCCGCCCGACGCTGTGGAGGTTCTCGCCGCCCTCACCACCGTTTACGCCGCGGTCGCCAGACACGCCCCACCGGCGCCACCCCCACGAGCCCAACACTAAGGAGCGAACAAGGCGATCGCCCCGCCGAGGAGCCCCCTACCTGAAAGGTAGCTCAGCCCGGCGGGGCGCCAACTAATCATTCGCCATGTGCGACTCCTGGGCTGTCAGGGGCGCAGGAGCAAACCTATGCCCGCCGGAAAGAGGACGCAACCAATGGGGAAGCAGAATCCACCGTCAGAGGATCCGCCAAGAGGGCCAACGTTCACGGCCGACATCGTTAACCGGCCGCTGTCAGAAGCGGACGCCGCGGGCATCTGTGACACGCCCGCACTCTGCTTTGAGCATAGCGATTGGGTGCGGTGCGGCCCATGCTCTCTGCAACGCGCCGCGCGGGAGCTGTGGGGCGAGTTCGCGGGGTCCTGAAACGAAAAAAGCCCCGCCGAAGCGGGGCCGGTGGAGAAAGGGAAGCGCGGGGCCGATTGCCGCCGCTAAACCGGCGTCCCGAGGATGACGCGCAGGACGTGCCCCCACTGAGCGGGAGGCACCTGAAGGACGCCGCAGCCGCCGCCCTCGGACCCGACGATCAGCAGGCCGCCGTCCTGAAGCGGCGCCCACCAGATGGTGCTATGTTCCCGGTCGTCCTCAGTGACGGCGCGGATTAGCTCGTTAAGCGAACGCTTGGCCGCGCCAGCCTCGACCCGCCGGGGCGCCTCGGCCGCGTTCATGCGGCCGGCAACATAGCGGACGTGATCCTCGTTCCCGGCGAAGCATTGCCCGTTGGCGCGAGCGAGGAGCGGCAGAAGCACGAGCGTCGCGAGGAAGCCTGCGAGGAAGGCGAAGGGCTTGCGAATGGCCTTACCCTTTCGGCTCGGTATAAAAGGCGCAGTGCGGCGGTTTCTCGCTATGCTGGCAAATGTAGCAGCGACCATCCGGCGATAACGAAGCGTCCGCCCGAGGTATCCACACCCCATTAGAGAGGCGCAGCCCTTCGATTCCGTCCGGCCCTTCCTCGACCCTTGGACACGGAACTTCGCGACAATCGCCGGCGCCGCCGTAGAGGCAGCAATTATGCACCTCGCCCTTTTTCACGCCGTAGCCGTCTTTGAGCGCCTTGCCGTGCAGAAACAGGCCAGTGGTCGCGGCGCTGAAATGCCCTTGATGCGGTTCGTGAGCCTTGGCCGGCGTTGCTGCCAGCAGCACCGCAGCGACCACCACCGCCCGCGTGAAAAGCCACGCGCCGGCGGCGCCCAGCGGCAGAGCCGGCAAAAGCTTCAGCACCGAAACGGCCATACCCCCAAGGCGCCCACGCTCAGCGCCAGCCGCATCCATGCCGACGAGCTTGCGGTCTAGCCGCTCCAAAATCTCGGAATTGCGGTCGACGCGCTGGACGAGATACTCGACCTTGGTTTCGACGCGCGCGATGCGCTCAACAATCTCGCTCACTTGACCCACCCGCATCGCTTGGCGCCGAGCCGGTTTATCGCCAAGAGCTGCCGCGCGCGGTCAGGGGACATCACGCGAATTTCTTCAGTGGATGGCCGGTGTGCGCGGTTCGATAAGCACCACACGTCCGATGACGGAGAGCGTGCCGTCTGGCAGGCTGTTAACGCCGCGCACAACGCGGCAGCGGGAAGGAGTTGTCGCATCTTTTCCACCAAGGAGGCGAGATATGATAACCGCCGATGAACTCCGGCGACTTGTTAGCTACGATCCCGAAACCGGGGTTTTCACTTGGAGAGTAAACAAGGGGCGCGCGAAGGCGGGACAAGTGGCCGGAACGATTAGCGGCAACGGCTACCGCGTGATCACTTTTCGCCCTCGCAAGTACGGCGCTCAGCGGCTCGCGTTTCTGTGGATGACCGGATCATGGCCCCCGGCGCAGATAGACCACATCGACATGGATCCACTGAATAATCGGTGGAGCAATTTGCGCCCCGCCAGCGTCTCGCAGAATCGCGCGAACACACGCGCTCGCCGCAACAACGCCTCCGGGCTCAAAGGCGTCCATTTCGACAGATTGACTCGCAGTTCAAAAAAGTGGGTTGCTCAGATCAAACACAGGGACACAAAGCGGTTTCTGGGCCGCTTTGCTACCAAGGAAGAAGCGCACGTCGCCTATGCGAAGGCGGCTGCAACCTGCTTCGGAGAATTTGCAAGAGCGGCTTAGCGGCTCCACTCTGATAATTCGCGCTTGGCCTCGTCCGCCGTGAGTTCCTCGACGGACTCACGCGCGGCCTTTTCATCGGCTACTAGATCGAGCGTCGCTTGCGCTTGGCGCGCCTGCTCGCCGGCCTTGCCGGCCGAGCGCCCGCGGAAATAGGCGACCAGCACCGCGACGCCGGCCGCCGCCATTGCGCCGAGAGCCCCGAGCACTTTCGGCCCGAGGAGAGAAACGAGCAGTTCCATTAGGCGAGCACCTTGTATTCAAGGACGGTAATGCGAGCGTCCGAGTCGGCGGCGCTGCCCTTGCCCTTGCCGATCTCGTTTAGCAGTGTGAAGCCGAGCGCCCCGGGCGAGGCTAACGTCGCGGAGAAGCCGGCCGCGCTCTCGTCGCTCACGACGCCGCCCCAATGCTCGGGCGTTAGCGGCACCTCAATTTCGAAGATGCCTTCGGCGACACCGCCGAGCCACACTTCGCGCTGGCTCCATAGGCGGTAATCGTTGTACGCGCCCTGCCCGCTCCAATCATCGCCGGCCCGCTGAATGTAGAGGAATACGCCCGCGCTATCGGATTGGCCCGTGCTGCTTTTGAGCGGCCCGCCCGTGAGCTCGAAGACGAGCTTGATGCTACCGCCGTAGGGCAGCGGGCCGGGCGCCGCCGTCGTGACGTAGCTCACCGTCCCGCTGGCGAAGCTCACCCCGTCGAAATAGGTCGCATCCGTCCCGGGAGCGCCTTCATTCCAACTCACGTTCGACAAGTCATAGACGACCGGCTCGGCCGCCGGCGCAGGCTCAGGTGCGGCCGCCACAACGGGGAGCTCATAAGCATCCCACGCCGAGGCAAGAAACGTTGACCATTCGTCCGCGGAGTGAGGGGCAGAAATCTCCCCGCTAAAGACGCCCGCCCAGGCATTCGCGAAATGAGCGGACCAATCGAAGGGCGCGTCGAAATCCATCACAGCGCGCCCAGGCCGATGAGCGTGACGAATTTCGCCGCCGCCGTTGTCCAATCCAGATCGCCCATCGCGAGGCCGAGGCCGACGTAAGCGGCGGCGCCGGCGACGACGAGAACTCGCGCCTTGTGTCTCAGAATGAGCGCCTTCACTTTCGACCTCCGAACCACCGCGCCAGGCGCGCAAAAAAGCCCGCCGGAGCGGGCTGGGGAGCTGGGCGAGGAGCCGCCGGTTTCGGCGGCGGATTTGTCCGCTTATGTGCGGGTTTAGGCGCCGAGCTCGAGCCCCTCGAGGCCATCGCAACGCCGACTTTCTCGACGCTTGTGACGCGCGCATACCAACCGTTCTTGAACGTCGGCCAGGTCGGGAGCGCCCGCATGAAGCGGAGCCGCGAGGCGCAGACTTTGCGCACGAGTTCGGCCGGGTCCGCTTTTGCAACGGCCGCCAGCGTTACCGGCCCGACCTTGCCATCCTGCAGGACGCCAACCGCGGCCTGCAAATGCTTGACCGCGCGCGCCGCGCCCGAGTTGATGCTGAAATCATACAGGCAGTAATCGACGCCGGCCGGGAGCTCGTCCGCGCGGATGGCGTCCCAATAGTGCCGCTTATAGAGCGCGATCGCACGATCCCGCGTCAGGTTCCGAATGTCCTCGTTCGGGAACGTGTTCGCCGCAATGCCGAACTTGGTCCCCTTGAGCGTGCCGCGGCCGACAATGCCGCCGGTCCAATTGCCAGGGTCCCGGCGATCGTTCGTGAAACCACCCTCGTGGCCGAGGACGAGATTCATCACGGCGTCAAAATTCTGTGCGCTCACGACGTTATTCTCCAAGACGAGCCACGCGAGCGCGGCCGCAGTGGCGAGCCTCACCCGTTCAGCGTTGCGTTAAGGGAGGTTCCGGACCAATCGACCGTTGCCGGCGTCTGGCCCATGCGCAGAATGACGTTGCCGCTCACGCCAGGCATGAGATAGCGGCCGGCGTCATAGTTCGCGATCAGGCACCCCGAGCCGTACACGAACACAGGCGAGGAAATCTGATTTTGCATGACGATATGGTTCTGTCCGCGGATGACGAACCCCGACCAGGGGCCGGTGTTGGGAACGGCGAGCCGGCATTTCTCGACGACAATTTGCCGAGCCCTGTCTGACATGAGCAGATCGCCGAGCGTTGAGCATTCATCGAGTAGCGTGACGTTGGCGCCGCGGACCGCGATCAATCGCCCGCCGCCGCCCTGACAATCTTCGAAGCGCCGGATGCCGCGCGTCCCGGCTTCATCTTCGGGAAGCACAATTCCCGGCTCGTCGCGGTTCGAGCGCTGCGCCTGGACGCCGGTGACGTTGCATTCGTGGCCGGCTTCCGCCGCCGTCAGATCGAGGCAAACGCCGAGATAATCCTCGAAGACCAGGCCGGCGACTTGCTGGCGCGACGTGGCGCCAGGAAAGAGCACGCCGGTTCCGGCGTAGCCGTTCGAGCGCATGAGGAAGCGGCCGAAGCCGTCGCCGCCGAAAGAGCCGTCAGAATCGACCGTGACCAGCGGCCCTTCACCGCCGCTCTTGCGGTGGAGCCACACCCGCGATTGCGCGCACAGGATCTTGTGCGGCGGAACCACGATAACGCCCGGTTCCCAAGCTTGTTCGCCCTGGACGAGCACCCGCGCAGAGCCTTTCAGCGCGTCACGGATCGACGCCGCCGGAGTGTTAGGCCCGGCGACCCAAGTATCTGACATTGAGGGGAACCCTTTTTAGGGCGCCGATCACCAACCCATAAGCGGATTGTAGGAGCCGCCGCCGAAATTCAGGCCGCTATTAAGCGACGGATCCAGGCCCGCAATGCTCTGATTGGCCTGCTGCTGTTGCTGCTGCTGGACCTGTTGCGAGTAATTGTACTGGTCCTGCATCATCTGCTGGCTTTGGTCGAAATACTGGTTACCGATTCCGAAGGTGAACCCGCCGTCGCTCGCACCGACCGTGGAGCCGCCGAGGATGCCGCCCTCGGAGCCCATGTTGCCATATCCGCCATCGGCGATGCCGAGCGTGCTGCCCATCGTGGCGTTGTTGGGGTAGACGTACATGTCCGGCTGAGACATGTACTGCGCATTCTGAATTGCCGTCGTGGCGTTCTGAGGATAGCCGGTGCTGTAGTTGGTCCCGCCATAGCCATAGGCGCTCGGATCGTAAGTCCCGCCGTAGCCGTACTGGTTATTGCCCGTGCCGCCCTGGACCGCGCGCGTGATCCCGTATTCGTCTGTCACATACTGGGGGCCGGTTGAGCCGCCCTTTTGATATTGCGCGTTGCCGGTCCCGCCCGTGTACATGCCGCCACCGTCAAAGCCGGTGTCGAAGCCGTCGTTTCCGTAGCCCCAAATGTTCGGCTGATAGCCGCCGCCCATCTGAGAGTTTTGAGGCTGTAGCGGCTGGCCGGTGAACGGCTCGAATTGCGAATATTTCCGGTCGAAGTGATCGGCGAACGCCCCAACCGTTGACCCGCCGTTGATCCCGGAAATGCCTTGCGCCAGGATGTTCCGGCTTACGGTCGGCGACATCTGGTTGACGAGGGTGTTAGGGTCCGCGCCCAGCACCGCCATCGCGCCGCTCGCGCCCTGTTGGTGCATCAGGTAGAGCTCGGAGCCCGTAGGCTCGCGGCCATACGCCTGCATGAACCGCTCGCGGTTTTGCGATGCCAACTCGGCCGCCGCCTGCGGCCCGATATACGGGTCGACCGTTTGATCTTTCGGAATGCCGACTTGGTTCGCTGCGATGCCGGTAAACTGGAACGGCCCAACGGCGCCGGTCTGGCTGGTCAGGTTTTGCCCGCCCTGGCTTTCAATGGCGGCCATCGTTTGCGTGAAGTTCTGAGGGAAGCCCGCCGCTTGGTCGACGCTCTGCCAATAGGGCTGCATCGCGTTTCGCGCATAAGGATCATTCGGCTGAAACATGCCGCCCGTATAGTTCGGATTCGGGCGCGTGATCCCAAACTCGTCGGTAATGAATTCGTCCATCGGCGTGAGGCCCAATGCAAAAAGCCGCCAGGAGGGCGGCTACAGTCCGGGAGGTTGAGGAGGGTTTAGCGGCGGCGGCGCGGCGGAACGGCGCCTTGCAGAATGTCCATACTTTCGTTGTGCTCGCGCGCCGAGATTTGTCCGGCGGCCCGCTTCGCGCCGAGCTCGAGCACCGTCAACATTCCGTCCGGTTGCCCTCGCTGCCAAGCGTCGGTTTCAGCGTTTAGCGCGTCCCACTCAGCCGCCGAGAGCCCGCCGGGAATGCGCTGTTGCGCTTCGCGCCGGGACGAGGATTCAAGAGCTTTCGCGACGCGATCGCGGGAAGGCGCACCCATCAGAAAAACTCCGGCGAGGAGGAGGAGGAGGGCGCGCTTCATGCACCCATTCTGAGACTACCGCGGCCCGCGCGCAAGAGCGGCCGCGATGCGCTCGCGCGCAGCGCCAGGCACGGGAGCGCCGCCGCCCTGCCCCGGAAAGGCGCCGCCGTTCGGGAGCACTCCGGACTGAGGAGGAGGCCCGGCCATCGACCGCCCGAAGGCGTTGCCCTGCCCCATCATCGGAGCACCGCCGCCGCCACCGAGCGCCGGCATAGCGCCGCCAGCGAACGGGCGAGGCCCAACACCATCGAACGGACGAGGCCCGGCCGCAGGCCCCCCCCCCGGAGGCGCCATTCCGCCGCCCATCATCGGGCGCGGGCGTCCGCCGCCCATGCCGCCGCCGCCGTTACCACCAAACGAGAACATGTTGACCTTCCTTTAGATTTGAGACGCCGCGCGGAGATCTTCGCGGGCTTTTGCACGAGCGCCCTCGAGCGCCATCCAATCGCGGTACGACGGGCCGGCGTAATCGCTCGCAGGAGCGCCCGTACCTTCGGCCATCATCGCCGCATGAGCGCGCCCCGGATCAAAGCCGGCAAACGCGCCCATGACTTCGGGCGGTTCGTTGTAGACCATGTGAGGCGCCGATTGCAGGTGCAGCGCGTACCGTTGCGCCGGCATGAGCGCCAGCGCCACGCGCTCGCGAGCCGAGAGCGTTTCCGGCGGTTTCTCTGCCGCCTTTGTCGGATCGTCCGGTGTCATGGACTAGCCCAGGATCGCAACGGCGGAATAGGTGACGGTGATGTTGCCGGTCGTCGGAAGAATCTGGACCGCGTTGCAGGTAAATTCCGTGTAGCCCATCGACTCGGTATTCCCATACTCAGGCGTAGTGTCGATGAGGTGAATGTGCGACCGCACGAACGCCCGGCCCGAGGCTTTGAAGAACACGCTAATCTCGCCCATGCAATCGCCGTGCGAGCTGTCGAGGTTTTGCGCGAGTTGGATCAGCGAGTCGGCGCCGTCGCTTTCTGCCGAAACAGTGGCGGAGAAATCGTGTGATAGCTGCCAAGCGTAATCGCTCGCGCCGGAGAGGTAGGTCGCGCCGTTGTCTGTCGAAAGCCGCATGTTCAGGTTTGTAGCATCCACACTCGGCTGTAGCGCAAAAATCCGAATTTTTAGCTCTTTCGTCCCGGCCGGCAGGTCGGTGAAAGTGATCGAGGCAACGCCGGTTTCGGTTGTCTCGGCATCGATGCGCTTGATGATGTCGAGGTCCGCCGTGACGCCGTTCGCGCGCACGTAAGCGTGATCCGCCGTGACCCACATATCACCGTCGACGGGCGCAGACGGGGCCGTGCCCTCGGCGAGATTGATCGAGGCATAACCGGCAGCGCACGCGGCCGCGGATAGCTTGCCCGTCATGGCGGCGACGCCGGAGCGCATCAGCCGCGCTGACAGCGCGTCCTTAATGTCCTCGAGCGGCGGATTGTGCTGACTGGCGAGGATCGGTTGCCCCGTGGTCGCAAGATATCCACTCGGAAGCGTGTAAACGCCTGAGCCGTCGCTTGGCATAGAGCCGTCCTATGTGTGAGATTGTCGGAATGAAAACGGTGGACTTAGAGCGCGACGAATGGCGCTCAGAGCGGAACGGAGGAGCGCCGCAAGCGCAGCCCGAGCCGCTGGCATTGCCCCGCCCGCTTTTCACCACGGCCGGTTCAGTCGCGATCGCGCTCGCCGTGCTGGCGCTGTTTCTGGCCGAGGTTTACCGGGCGCTTTGAACGCCGGAGCGCGCGCCGCCGACCATGCTTTGATAGATCAGCGCCGCGAGCTCGCGCCGGCGCAGCGCCGCGCTTGTCAGTTCATCGACCACGCCCTCGCCGCCTTCCGCCGCCGTCCGGAGGAGGAGCTCGGCGACGCGATCGCGTGAGCCGGGCGTGCTTGCCGTCAAAGCCGAGCGCCCGAGGTTCATCGCGGCTCGCCCGTAGTTGCCGGCCCATAGAGCTTCCAGGACACCGCTATAAGCGGCATCGTTCGCGAGATTAGCGGCCGTTTGCGAGCCGCCGAGTGCCCGCTGCTGCGTCGCCGACATACGGGATTCGAGCTCGCGCCGTGCCCCGAAGCGCTCGCCCTGCCCAGGCAGGGCAATTTCCTCTAGTGCGCGCCCTTTGGCCGAATCGAATATGCGCGCCCGATCGCCGGCGCCCTCAGCATTCGCGAGGCGCTTCTGATAGCCCTCGGAAATTCCCTGCCGGAAACCTTGCTGCTCGTCAGCCGCCGCCAGTCCCCGGAACGTGTCAAGGGCGTCCTCGGGCCTTTCGTGAGACGCTTTCTGGCCCTTTGTGATCGCACTACGGGCGCCCGCCGGCCCAGCATACGTCCGATTGGCCGTGAGGAACTCCGGGTTTGCCCGTTCAAGCTCGCCGTCGAGGGCCTTCAAAACCTCTTTTAGCGAGAAAGCCTTGTCGTTCTCGCCAGCCCTAAACGCCTTGTCTATTTCGGAGCGGAGGCCGATGCGCGCCCGCTGAATATCCCGCATCGTCACAGGCGCGGCTTCCTTGCCGCCGCCCGCTATCAGGTCGCGGTATTGAGCCGCTGTGATGGTTTCCGGCGCCGGAGCGCCCGGAGGAGCCGCCGGAGCGGAGCCCGCGCCAGGCGAGCCCGCAGGGGCCGTGTCTGGCATCCCCGTTTCGAGCAGCCGCTCGTAAACGAGAACGCCGTCCTCGCCGCGCCTGGACGCCTTCGCCGCTTCCTCGAGGGCCGCCTTGTCGATCGACCGTTCCGGGACGCCGAGCTCGACGAGCTCGCGCCGAACCCGGCTTGTGTGCTCGACGAGCGCCGCGGCATTGGCCGCCTCGTTCTTTGCGCCCTGGGCCGCTTCGGCGGCTCCGGCGTCGCCCGCCCGATACGTCGGCATCCCGCCTTGCTCGCGGAGAAGCGCGTCGATTACCTCGTCCCGAACATTGCGCTCCATGTAGCCGTCGGCGCTTTTCGGAAGGAACCCTTCCTCTTGCAGCCGGACGCGCCAATACCCGTCGAGACTGTGACCGCCTTTGCGAGCGACGTTGCCGGCGTGCTTACCGTCCGGCGAGCGGACCCGGAACTTGTCCAGGCCGGCGTGCGCGAAATCTCCGTCGAGCTCGATTCCGCCATGCCGCGCGATAAACTCGGCCATCGTCTCAGGCCGCTTTTCCACAGGCCCAGCGGCGACCGGCGCCGGCTTTCCCGCAGGCGCGGACGGTGCCTTGCCCGCTCGCTCTGAGGGCTGGAAAAGCGCCGTCTCGTCGACCTTGCCGGCCAGTTGGGCCGCAAGGCGCTCGTTTGCCTCAATCTCGGCCCCGGTCCGCATGGCGGACTTGGCGACGTCGGAACCCTGGAAAGCGGCGAGCCTCGAGTTGTCGCTCACATCGACAGCCATCGACCTGTTGTAGATTGGCCGGGACTCATCTTGCGCCCGCTTGAGGAGCCGCGCCGCCTCTTGCTTGGCCGTGCCGCTGGTTCCCATCGCTTCCGAGAGATCGGCCGCCAACCGCTCCGCCTGCATTCTTTGGCGAGGCACGAGCGCCTCGACAACGCGCTCACGGCCGGGGCCTGGACCACGAGCGGCCCAAGCGGCCAGCCCAGACCCAGACTCGCCGAGCTCATCGGCGAGTGTGTATTCGTGGCCCTTACCAAGCCCGCGAGCGCGTTCCATGCCCTCGGCGATCGAGCCGGGCTCGCGTTGGGCATTGAGGAGAGCCCGCGCAACCCGGTCCTCGCCGGCGAACTTGGACATGCCGATGTATGGCGCGGCCGCACGAGCGACGCCCTGCCCAACTTCCATTGCGACCGGACCGAGGGTGCCGGCCACGCCGCCGATCGCCGCGCCAGGTCCGGCGGCATCAGTGAACGCCTTAACCGCTTGCTCCGGAGCGGCGCCTTCCGGAACCGCCCGCGTCGCGGCATCGAGCCCCGTCAGGCCCATGCCCGAGACGCCCGAGGCGGCCATGCGCGTTACCAGCGGAGCCGCGCCGGCGCCGAAGGCCGCAGGAGCCGCCAGGACGAGCGGCATAGAGCCGAGCACGCCGCCGGCAATGTCGCCGCCGAGGCGCGAACCAGGGTTCGCCTTGTCCGAGGCCGCGCCATAAGCCCGGATGCGCTCGAGCTCTTCGGCTTGCGGATTGCCGCTGGTTAGTGACTGGGCGCCCGCGCTGACGTTCTCGAGGCCGCGGAGCACGGCAGGCCCGACAAGCGGGATTCCTGACACCACGCCGCGAGCCGCCGCCGTGACCGGATTGCCGCCTTCCGCCTTTTTCGGACCGGCCGGCTTTTCGTCCGGCAGATCGTCAAACGACAAGCCGCCGCGCGCGTCCTTTTCGTCCGGCAGATCGTCAAAAGTGATCTTCGCCACGATCAGAAGCCCACCGCTTCAATTTGGTTTTCGCGAAGGCGCTTAATCACGGCCTCTCGCGACTTGCCGGCGGCAATCGCGTCGTGAGCCCGCTCGAGCGTCGAAATGTGTTCGTTCGGCACGCCGGACTTGATCCAGAGATTGCGCCGGCCGGTTTTGATAACGTCCGCCAGATCGTCGAGAGCCGCGTCGAACTCCTCGCGCTTCACCGCGCGTTGCAAGCGCGCCTTGGCTTGCTCGGCTTTCTGGCCTTCCTTTTCCGAGATTGCGCCGCCGCCCTTGAGGCTTTCGAACGCCTCGAGGAACGCTTGCCCCTGTAGCTGTTCGACGCGCGACACGAACCCGCGCGCCGGCGAGCCCGGCAGGCCGCGGCCGATCACAGGCACATCAGCAAGCGCGCCCGTGGCGCCGAGCGACTCGCGGCCCGGATGCGTCCGGACCTCCTCGACCGATCGCAGCGCGAGCGCCGCCTTGGCGAGAGCGTCCGGAGCCGAAATGCGCGCCTGTGCGGCCGCTTCGCGCGTCGCCTTGGCGCCTTCCGGATCGAGCACGGCGCCGGAGGAGTCGCGGATTGGCTCGGCGTGGCTGAAATTGCCGTCCTTATCGTAAACCGCCCGGTGATTAGGCGGCACGTTGACGGTCGGACGAGGAGCCCCGGCGCGCGCGACGCGCTCGGCCGTCGCGACGCGCCTCGGGTCATCGGCCAGATCATCGAGCTCGCGCGCTTTCGGCGACAGCGACTTGTTTTTGACCTCGAGCGGATGGAGATCGGCTTGGCGCCGCGCCGCCTCTTGCTCGAGCCGGAGCTTCTCTTGCGCCCGGTTATCGTCGGCGAGCTTGAACGGGAGTTGCTGAGTTTCGAACGTCCGCGTTTGGTGCTGCCGTTCGTCGGCGCGGTCGGCGACCGTATCGCCGCGGTTCCGGCGATAGTCCGCCTCGGCCGCCGCGCGCTGGCGCCCTTCCTTCGCGAGCTCGTCCTGCCGCTGTTGCGCGATCTTCGCCGCATCGAGGCGCTGCTGCAGGAGGAGCTGTGCCAATTGGCGCCGTCCCGGCGTCAGGGCATCGTCCGTTGCGTATTTGGCGAGGCGAGGATCGAAGGCTTGCGCGACGCGCTCGACGCCGCGCTCGCGTCCGGAGGCCGGAGGCGTCACAGGCGCCCCAGCGGGAGCCGCAGCGCCGCCGGCAGCGACCGCCGGCGGGACCATGCCCTCGGAGCTCGCGACTTGCCCCGCAGCGCGCGGGTCCGGCGTTTCACTAGCCGCGACCTTGCGCGTTCCGATGCCATCCCAGCGCCCGATTCCGCGATCGCGCGCGCCGTACCACTGGCGCCACCCGTCTTTAGCGATTGTGTCAAAACTGAAATCGACGTGCCGCTTCCATTGGCTCGGGTCGGTCGGATCGATACCCTGCTTGAGAGCGACGGCTCCAAGCCCGCCCTGAGTGTTTAATTGCATCACGCCGTAAGATTTTTCTTTGGCGTTGATGTTTCGGGCGCTCGGGTTGAACCCGCTTTCCTGCTTTACGACGACCTCGGCAATGTCGGGGTCAATTCCGCGAGCCTCTGCCGCTTGGCGCACATACTGGCGCACCGTTTCGCGATCGCCGCTTAGCGCGCCCGCCGTCCGCGTGGCCTCGGCGGAGCGGATTGAGTCGCCGCTTGTGCCTTCCTGGTCCGGCACAACACCGATCGACGTTGGGAACCGTTCGCCAATCGTCGGGGCAGGGGCGCCCGGGGTGCTGCCCCCACTCCCCCCCGTCGCGCCGCCGCCGCCGCCGGCGAGATCGGCGAGGATTTTATCAACGCCCGAGTTATAGGCCCGGTTTCCGGCTTCCGCTTGATCGAGGCGCCGCCCTTCGAACCCAGCAAGGAGCGCGTCCGCGACGCGCGCGAACCCTTGCGTCGGGTGCTGAATAGGCGAGGCGTCGCCGATGCGCTTGCGCAGCATGGCTTCAGTGAGCGCGCGCCGGTGCTTGATTTGCTCCGGCGTGAGAGCCTCGCCCGAGTCGCCCCAAACGAAAGCGGCCATCAGAGCGCCCCCTCGAGCTTGCCGTAATCGACGGCGAGGAAGCCCGAAGGCGTGACCGTGACCGCATCCGGCCGGACCGCCGCGACCTCATCGGCCATGTAGCCGACCTGGACCGGCCCGCCCCACCTATAACGAAAGTTATAGACCGGGAGCCCATGCGCGCCCTTGCCGACCGCCTCGACATCACGCTTGAGCCGCCGATCGGAGTAGCGCATCAGGCCATAGCCGGCGGTTCCGGCAAGCCCAAATAAACCGCCCATCTGGGCGTTCGCCGCCGCCGTGTTCTGTGCATTCGTCGACATTGTGTAATCGACGGAGCGGTTGAAATTGTTGTTCACGATGCCGCTGTAATCGACCCCGCCAACCTGAGTCTGAGGCGTGTTGACGAAGTTCGGCTGCGACACTTGCGAGCCCGACATCAGCGCCGTGACCTCGTTAATCGGCTGGTCGCGTAGCGCGAATTGCTCACGGAACCACCGATCCCGCTGTTGCGCGGCATAGTTCGCCGCGGCGAGCTCGCCCTGCAGATCCTGCTGCTGCGCCGAATTGTAGAACGCCGCCTGCTGCGCGTTCTGCCCGAATTGCTGGCCTTGTGCAGCGTTCCAGAAATTCGCGTCGGTCGTGTTCTGCGAATACTGCTGCGCCTGCGCGTCGTTCGCGAACTGCGCCCGGCCCTGTAGCTGCCCGTAAAGCTGCGCCTGCGCCGAGTTAGCGAACGTGCCGGCGCCGAGCTCTTGCTGAAAGGCTTGGTTCTGCGCCGCGTTCTCGCGATCGAACCGGCCAAACTCGAGCCCGGCGAGCCGGGATTGCTCCTCGCCGCCGGCCCTGATGACGCCGAGGCGCGCGTCGTTCGCCTGTTGATCGGCCTGTTGCATGGCGTTGTCCCATGCCTCAGAGCCGCGGCGATAGCCGGAGTTAATCAGCTTGGTTTCGAGCGCGGCGCGGTCCTGTTCGAGCTGAGGGTTCAGTCTATCATAAAGCGCGTTCTCCGTCCGGATGCGCTGCGACTCGTAACCCATCGGCGTCGAGCTCTCGCCCGCCTGCCACTGAGGTCCGATGGTGCGTTGCACGTCGCCCACGTCGCCGAGCTGGCTCTGAATAGCGCCCGCGTCGCCAAACCCGCGCTGAATATCGCCGGCGTCCGCGATCGTGTTGCGGATGGGGCCGGCGTCGTTGATGTAGTCCTGTGCCGCGTTCCAGTGATATAGCTGGCCCTGTGTGGCCGGCGCGTTGTTCGGATCAATCGACGTTCCGAGGATGCCGCCGATGCGCTGGGCTTGATCCAGGCCGGTTTGAGCCATGCTCAAATCAGTCTGGACGTTCAGATCACGGAGTTGCTGTTGATCGGGCGCGAGGGTTTGCGTGGCCGTATAGCGCGGAATCGACGTGGTGCCGCCGAAGCCGTCCGGCACGTGGATGAACTCGCCGTTCGCCGCATAGTTGAGATTATAGTCCGGCGTGACCTGGTTCGTCATGTTCAGCGCGGATTGCGTCAGGGCGGTGCCAGTGTTGGCGCGCGCCTGCGCTTGCGCAGTAGCCACAGGATCAGGAGCCGCCGGCATCGGCGCTGGCTTTGGAGATTTCACGGGGAGTTGACCCTTTTGAGCGTGCAGGGTCCGACGCGGTTTGAGCGCAGAGCGGACAAACGGGCGCTAGAGAGCGCCAGGAGGAGGCGAGATGGACGAGAAGCCGAAGTTCGAAGTTGGCGACACCGTGGTTCACCCCGTTTATGGGGAGGCGGCGATCTACGCCATCTGTAAAGACCGAGCGACGCTCACCGTTGAGGGCTGGCCCGTCAACGTAATGGTGAGCACCTTAAAGCGGCCAATCGGCCTTGAGTATCCCGAGCACGAAGGCGTTGCGCCCCGGCCCGTAGGCATCGCGCTTGACGCCCTCGACGAGCCCGCCGACGCGGAGAGCTAGCTCGGCGACCTCAGAGCTTGCGGTTTCGATCGTGACGCGGTCACATTGGGCTTGCCGCCAAACGTAGTCGGCGACCTCGCGCATAAACCGGCGAGTGATGGCGCCGCGATCGGACGCTAAACATAGGTTAATGTCGTGACCGGTGTAGCAATTCAGGACCACGCCGGCGACGAGCTCGCCGTTCCGCTCGAGGCCGAGGCCGACGAACGGCGGATAGACGACGACGCCGGTCCGGTTGCCGACGAACGAGGCAACGCGCGCCGGATCATCGCCGACCGTGCGCGTGGTCAAGTCACAACCTCGGCGACGCTGTAAGTCATATCGATCCGCACCAACTCGACATCCAGCGGCGACGTTCCCGCGCTTGTAATCTGCACCGCCGGGGCGAGGGTTGAACCCATGCCCGAAACACTTTTCCACTGTTGAAAGGTGGCGAGCTCCCGCTCGGTCCCCCAAAGGCTGACGCCCCAAACACCCGTCCCCCACACCGTGGCGGACGAGGGAGGCGCAACGTCAGGGGCCGGCGGAAGCTCGACCTCGAAATCAGTCTGTATGCTAATCCGTTCGTTGATGGCCTGCGGCGCCTTGTAGACCATCCGCGCGAGCTCGGCCGTCTTTAGCTGGGCCGGCGCCTTGAGCGCATCGAACATCATCACGGCCGAGGCGACGAACGGGGAGCCGTTGTCGGCGCCGGTGACCTCGCCCTCGAAGATCAGCCCGCCCGAGGTTCCGAAGAAAAGCCGCTCATTGAAGGTTTGGACGCAGGTTGCATTCCAGCCCGTGTAACAGGCCCAGGCGCCCGTGCGCGCGTTGGCGACGAACCAACGCGGATCGTTCGTCGAGTCTGTCGGGAGCGCGATTGCCACCATCTGGGCCGCAGGCCAGACAACCGCGTGCCAGGGGCTTGTCCGCTCGCCGACCGCCTTAACCCACTCGTTTTCGATGGCGTAGGAAATCGCCGAGGGCGCGAGCGCCGCCGCGTCCCGCTGCATCGCGAGCGTTAGCGGATTGGCGCCCATATCGGTTGCGACGATGATATCACCGCCCGCCTTGACCCAGGCGTGAGGGCCGAGCGGCCGCCCGATGAAATAGACCCCGGCGAGGTTCCAGGTTCCGAGCCCGCCGGCCGGGTCCGATCCCTGGTAGACCGCGACCTCGCCCTCTGTCGTGAAGAAGGCAATCATTTCGCTTGGGCCGTACCCGGAATCAATACCCCAGGAGGCGCCGAACAGGAGCGAGCCGCCGCGGTTGAAGATCCCGCCGAGCGGGAACTCGACCGCTAGCCCGCCGATCGAGTCGACCGGCAGATACCAGGCATTGAGCGTGCCGCCCTCGACGAACCAAAGGCGCGACTTGTGCGCCCACACATAGGAAAGCGCCGTAGGCGTCGCGCCGGTGATCGCCGGCGACGTTCCCCAGGCCGAGCCGTCAAAGACTTGTGGCGTGTCGGCGCCATTAACACAGCGCAGGAAGGTTCCGGCCGACGTGGCGAACTGGCAGACGGACCACGCCCCGCTTGTTTGTCCCGAGACGGCCGTCGCCGGCGATACGCTGGCGTCCGCGACCGTGGTTATATCGTAGATGGCCGATGCCGTCGCCGCGAAGAAATGTTCGTCATTTCCGACGCCGTACTTGAAAAGGCGAGTGACCGCCGTCGGCGCCCCGACCGTCGCATACTTGTTCGAACCGCCGCGGACGCGCGCGCCCGTCGCCAGCGGAAACCAGTTTTCCAGCCGCGCCGCGCCGACCACCCGTTGACCGCCCGGCCCGCGCGGGTCCGGCGTGGCGAGGTTCGCGTTGGCGATCAGGCCGCCAGTCGGCGCCGGGAAGCTCTTGAGCCTCGCCGGTTGCGCTTGGCGGCGACGGACGGGAGAGCGCATTAGCTAATCGCGCCCGGATAGGCGACTTGGACATCACCGGCGATGCGAGGCGTTCCAATGGCGAGGATGCGCGAGCCCTTGTCGCGGCCGGCTTCCTCAGAGAACGCGAGCTCGAAATTGCGGAGCGCCTCGCCGTATTCCTTGCCCTTGAGCTGCAGCCAGCGCCAGATGACGCCGAGCGCGATTAGCCGCTCAGGCAGCACGCAAGTATCAGTGTCGACCGTCGCCTCGGTTTTCGTTGCCACCGTGCCGCCATCGACAATCCACAGCTTATTGCTGACGTAGTAAAACTTCGCCGTTTCGCTGGCGCTCATCGCCGGCAGGATTTGCATTTCCCCGCCGAGGATGCGCCAGAAGCCCGGCGAGCCCACGATCGAGGTTAGCTGAAAATCTAGCCATTGATCGTCATCGCGCGCCGGCGTCAGAGGCGTGCTAGTCGCAGTGGACCACACGGCCGCCTTCAACGGCATCCGATCATAGGCGGCAGGCAGCGCAAACGACGTGTCGGAGCCGTCGCCGCTGATAGTGTGGAGCACCTTCAGCTTCTGCCAATCGTGCGCCTTGGCGATCGCAATGGCGGTTTCGTTCGCCAGGACGCCGAGTTCGAGCTCAAATTGCCCATCGCTCGATAGGATGGCCGCCGGCCGCCGGCCGAGCAGCCGGACCGCCGCGCTCTGGCAGGCCGAAAGAATCGTCATTTCAACCTACCCACCAAGCTAGAGCGGCCCCGAGCGCAAGACCGGCCGGACCGGCAGAGGCGTGGAACGCCATCATCCGCCAAGCGTGAGCCTCGGAGAAAGGGCGAGGAGGCTCGCCCATTATGCGGCGACCGCCAGCTCTGCAGCGCGAGCCTCGAGCGTTTCACGGGAAATACGCCCGCGGGGTGCCTCGCCCGTCTTTTCGCGAATAAACGCCTTGAGCTCCTCGCCCGTCCTTTCGCGAATGAAAGCCTTAAGCGTTTCGTCCGAGGCGTCATCGAGAAAGCCTTCCCAACTCTCGACCTCGGCGGGCTCAGGAGCCGGAGCCGGAGCCGCCGCCGCGGGGCGGCCCGCCGCCGTAAGCTGTTCGACCATCGCCTCGAGGCGCGCGATCTTGTCCGTTAGCTCGGCCGTCGCGTCGCCCTTGGCGTTGGCGAGATAGTGCGCGGCCGCGGTGCGGAGCTCGCGCCCGCCCATGCCGAGGCTCGGGATCACGTTATCCGACACCGCGGCGAGCTCCTCGACCGAGAGCACGTTCAGCGCCTTGAGCTCGGCGACGCGCGAGCGCGTCATAAGCGGGTGCGTCCACTCCTCGAGAGGCGTACCGGACGCGGCGCGCTCCTCGCCGCGCTTGAAAGCAGCGTAAAGCTCTGGCCAGCGGTTGCGATGCTCGTCTTCGACGCGGCCCACCCAAACCGCAAGCTTGTCGCCCGGGATGCGGATCTCGACCATTTCGCGCTCGTCGAAGATCGGGCGCCCCTGCGCCTTCGACTTGGCCTTGTTCTCGCGCGTGGTCATGAAAAAGCGCGGGCGAGCAGTATCGCGGGAATCTGACATTAGGCTTTCTCTTCGGTTTGAGCGGTAGAGGTAACAACGAGGATTGCGTAATCGGCCGTTTCGCGTGTCCAAGTGACGGCGTAGCCAAGGCGCCCGAACAGCTCCCACCACCACGCGAGCGGCTTGACGGTAAGGTGGAGCCGCTGGTTTATCAGCGCGCCGAGCATGTCGGGCGCCGTGGCGATCTGGAAAAACACCGTCTCGGCCGACGCCATGATGTTGCGGACCACCGCCTCGACCTGGGCCGGCGGGATATGCTCCATCACGTCCGTGCAGTAGCCGTAAGGCGCACGGAGCGGCATTGGCTCGGATAGATCGAGCTGCACGAACGGGAGCGCTCGCGCCGCCTCGTCCCTGCAGTTCCGCGCGAAATCGACGAGAACGACCGGCAGGCCCGCTTTCGCGATCGCCAGGCCGCCGCGGCCCGTGCCGCAGCCGAAATCGATCACCAGCCCGTCAGGCTTCACCGTTTCGAGGAATAGCTCGGCGCTGTCCTCGCCCGGCGCGAATCGGCGATAGGCATCGAGCGACCACATGCGCTCGTATTTGGCGACTTCGCTCAGAGCCTCGGCCGGCGCGTTCCACATATCCGGGAGGAGCCCGGAGCCGTGAACCTCGACGACGCAGCCCGCATCGACGAGCGCCCGCGCGGTTTCCTGGAACTTCTCGGCCTGCAGCTTCATCGTGAGTGAGGCCGTGTATTCGCGGCCGTTGAAGGTGACGACGGCGCAGGGATCCCCGTCGTTCATCGGCTGCGCGAAGGCATGGCCGCGGCCGTCGCGATGGCTTGAGTCAAAGCCGTAGATTTGGAGGTTCCGAAACCCCATCGCGAAAGCGAGGCAGGTTGCGGTATTGCCGACCGAGGCCGCGCCGCCGATCATGCAATAGTCGTCCTCGTAATCGGGAAGCACCTCGTCGATGGTGCCAATCTGCAAATGCCAGAGGCGCGCGCCAGGCGCTCGCCGGAAGCACTCCGGGTGAACCTGAGAGGCGAACAGATGCGCCTTGGCCGGAGCGACAAGATCGGCCGTTTGCTCGCGCGCGTCGATAATCACCTGGTAATCGGGCAGCAGCCCGTGATGCTCGCCGAGGAACCGCGCCGCGCCGTTCATGGCGAACAGCGTGCCGCCGGCCGCGACCGCCGCCCGTATCTCAGGCAGCGTGTCGGCGAGGCTTGGCCCCGAGCCGCACAAAATCGCGACGCCATCATGTGCGGGAGCCGTTTTCAGCCACTCCCCAGGGCGCCGGGAATTGATGCGAATGTTGTCGTGGATATCGTCATCCGACGTATTGCAGATGACGTGGACCGGCAAAATCAGCGGCATTGCCGCGCCGGGGTTCTGGTGTTTCAGTTGCAGATTGCTGTATGGAAGCTGCATCAATCACCATGCAAAAGAGGAAGCGGGGAGCCGGAGCTCCCCGCCGATAGTTCGTCCTTTACGTAACGCGGCCCTGCTTACGGGGACGGTTGATAAGGATCTGCACGGTCGTGCGGCCGGCAGTCGCCGAAGCGACGGCAGCGACCTGAGCGCCGTGAATTTCCTTGCCCGAGCCCGTAGCGGCAACCAGACCCGTAGTCAGAACGCCGACCGCGGCAGCGGCGGCGAGCGACACGGTGCAGGTCTTCTTGGCAACGGCGACGCCGGAGATCTGATACCAGCCGAACTTGTCGGCGACGTTCGCCGACATAGCGATGGCGACCGGCATCGAGATATTGCCGCCGACCGCGCAAAGCGTGGTCTGGTGCGTCGTGACGTTATAGGTCACGATCGAGCCAACCGCCGTCGAGGCGACGCCCTTGAGGTAGATGAACTCACCGGCGCCGTAAGTCGGGTCGTTGGCGCGAACGATGGTGCCGACAGGCACTTTTGCCGAATCGTCAGACGCCGTGATGAGCGGCTGACCGAGACGGTTTTCGTTGATGACATAGGCCATGAGCGGCCATCCTTTCGAAGTGTTCAGGGGGCGTGTCGATTTTCTCGCCCATTCGGTATGGTCGGAAAAATCGACATGAGGGGACGGGCGCCGAAGCGCCCGTCAGATCGTCAGGAATCAGTCGATGAGCTTCGCCTGGTGGAGCGGGTTCGCCATCGTGAGGTTGCCGAAGAATCCGATGTGCTGGACAACGGCATCCTGGTTGACGGGGCGCTGCTTCCCGCCGAAGGCGACGAAGTTGCGGTCCGGGTGATACCGGAAGCGCAGGCCGTCATCGCCGACCTTGAGGAAGTAGGACGTCGACGCCGGCATGGCCGAGCCGATTCCGCCCTCGAGCACGACGTCGAGGTTATAGCCCGCACCAGCGAACGCGATGGACGGGAAGCCGAGCTCGGCGAGCTTGCCTTCCTTGGTCACGCGCTGGATGGCGACGAGCGCCGCCTGGAACATGCGGTAGTGATTGGCGTCCGCGGCGATCAGGTTCGGACCCTTCTTACCGCGCGAGTGTGCGATCAGGACGCGCGTGTACACGTCGTGGATCGTGGTCGCGGAAAGCGTGGTCGAAAAGTCCGAGCTCGAGTCATACGAACCGGTGCGCCACAGGGCGACGGCCGAGCGGTCGATTCCGCCGTAGGTTCCGCTGTCCTCAGTGGTCGGCACGGCAAGCTGCAAGCCGCCGATCTGGTTCGTTTCGGTTCCGGCGCTGTGCAGATCCTCGACGAAGCGGTCCTGTAGCTCCGTCTCGGCGGCGCTGATGTGCTCCTCCATGATGTCGAGGAGCTGATTCGGGCCACTGTTCTTGAGGATGTCCTCGCCCGAGAGCGTGACGGACACGGCCGCCAGCTTTGGCGTGAACTCGGCATCCGAGAACAGGTCCGCGGGGGCCGGGTTGAGGAAGCCGTACCCGCTGTAGCGGGTATAGGTGCCGGACTCGGCGTAGAGGAGCCGCTCACGGATGGTGGGGCCGCTGAAGGTCTTGAAGCCGCCCTTCTGCTTGAGCAGCGCGAGAATTGCGTTGCTGTTCGACACAAGGTCTGCGTAGCCCGCCGAGCGGTCCTCGAGGGCGAGCGAGAAAGCCTCCTGCAGCTTTTCGGTGCTAACAATCTGAGCCATTGGTCAGAGGTTCCTGTTTTCGGAAGGCCTCACGAGAGGCCGACTTGCGCGAATGCGCCGCGAAGCGCGTCGCGCGTGGAACCGGTCCGAGCCGTCGACGGGTTTGAGCCGCTAGTGGTTGGAGAGCCGGTAATTGTAAGGCCCGCCTTGCGCGTTTGAGGCGCCGCGGGAGCGGTCGACGCTGGCGCCGCTGTGGCCGGGTTTAACCGGTCCGCCTTGGCGTAAGCATCGGCCAATTTCTCAGCCTGAGTCCGCCCTTTGGCGTACCCGGTTTCAATCATTTCGGAGATGTGCTCGGCGAGCTCATCGAAGCGAGGATGCGCAGCCGCGAAGGAGTCGACCTCGCCGTAAATCTGGCGCTTAGCCGCTTCCGCCTGCTGCTCGGCGATGGTGCGGCCGACGTGCTGGACGTGGCCGCCGAGTTGCTGAATCTGTTGCTGTAGCTGCCGGATGGTCGCGTCGCGCGGGTCCGCCTGGCCGCCTTCGGCCGGCGCCTGTGCGCCCGACAACTGTCCGAGCCCGAGGCGCGCCGCAATCGCGTTCAGCGCCATTGCAGGGTCCTTCACCCCGAGATTCTGGAAAACGTGGAGAACGCCAGTCACCGGGTCCTGCCGGAGCACGTTCTCGAGGCTGACGTAGCGCTCGAGCGCCTTGTCGAGCGACGTTCCGCTCTGACGCGCCATTTCGTCGAAGCGCTTAATCGGCTCGAACCGCTCCTGGTACTGCTTCAGGCCGCTTGTGAGCTCGGCCTCGAGCCGGGCGACCTCGCCCCGGACCACTTCCGGGACGGTGCCCCACGCCTCGGCCGCGGCCTTTGTAAAGCGGCTAGGAGGCCCGCCAGGCGTCGGAGCAGCAGGAGCCGCCTCGGCCGGCTTTTGCGCGTCAGGCGCAGCCGGAGGGGCCGCAGCGTCGACCTTAGGAGCCTCGGCCGCCGCCTTTCCGGCGAACCGGCCGATTGTGTCGCGACCGTCGCCGCGATCGGCCGGCGGGGAAGCCTCGGAAACCGAGGAAAACGCCCGTTCGAGCGCCTCACGAGCGGAGGGAGCCGGGGCCGAGCTTTCGGCCTCAGACGTGGAAATGCCTTCGTCCGGCGCGTTTGAGGCGCCGTTCGCCAGATCATCCATGAACTTTTCCTTGGTTTAGCCGTCGACTGAAATGCCAGCGCGGACCATTGCCGAGCCCACGCTGTTGCGAATTGCCTTGCGATCCGGCTTTGGCTTTGGCGGCGGCTCTTGCCGCTCGTTCCCTACTTCGATGTAGCCGCGCTCGCGGTAGTGACGCCGCAGCGCCGACTTCGAATCGTACATGCGGCCGTCGACCATCGACTTAACCGCGGAGCCCGCGCCCTCGATGTAGTCGGACGTGATGCGCGGAGCGGCGAGCGCCGACCGCTTCCGCTCGATCTCGCGAGCCGCGAAATACTCGTCGCCCTCAAAGAAGCGACCGCCGACAATTCCCCCGACAAACCCCATCAGAAGCCCCTCAGTTTTTGCATGTACGCCGCGAGCTCGGCCGAGAACCGATCGGCCGCGCGCTTGCTGTATGGCGTGATCTTCGGACGAGGCGCAGGCCCAGCCCGAGGCGCGGGCGCCGTCAAATCCATGTAGATGTCGACGATCGAAGCCCGCGGGTCCGAGAGCTCTGTCTCAGGCTTGCGCTTGCGCTTTGGGAACGCGTCGAAAGGCCGATCATCGTCCTCCCACCAATCGGGATAGCCGCCGCCAGTGCGGGGCGGGATGACGGTTGCGCCAGGGCCGAGCCCGACGTCCTGAAAGCCGCTCGACTGAAAGCCGACCTGTTGAAAGGCCACGCTACGCCGCCGTCGTTACGGCAGTCCAAGTCGTGCCGCCGTCCGTGTTGACGTAAGCCCGCGTTGACGTGGACGAGCCATCGGTCCGCATGTAGAGTGAGCCTTGCGCCGCCGATGCCGTTGGCGCACCCGAGCCGAAATAGATGCCGAGCGCCGCTGTTGATCCCGCGCGGTAGAACAGCGTCCCGCCAGCAGCGGGAGCCGTAGCGGGCCGCGATGCGACCTCGCCCGTTGTGCTTAGCCCGAAGTCAATTTGCCTGTCGGTGCTGTCCGAGCCTTGGTATTTTAGTTTGAGCTGTGTGTTGCTCGTATTTTCGAGCACGCAGTCGCCATCGTTCTGAGGCTCTATGGATGAGAGCCCGAACACTGGAATTGTGCAGTAGCTGCCCGGCGTGCCTGTCGTCTTGCACACATAGGCGGCCGCGCCGTGGCCGGTCGGGTTAGTCTGAAACCAGACCTCGCCGAGCGCATGAACGCCCGACGACGGCTTCCCGTTGTGATAGCCAATGATGCGCGCCTGGTCGGCATTATCCTGCCCGCCGATACCGAATGCGTTGAAGCGGAGATAATTAGGCTGGGCGCTCCCCCGCCCAAACTCCTCGGTCGTCTCTGATGTGGTTTGAACCCACCAATACCGGCCGGACTGATTAATGTGAACTATGTCGGGGTAGGCATAGCCCCAATAATGGGAGCTATCGCCGTCAGTTTGCCGCAGGTAGGTAAGGAACGCAGCTCCGCCGCCAGTGTCAAACTGAGCGGTTATGTGGGAGCCACCAAACCGGGTCCAGGTAGAACTGCCGTTCTGAGTGTTCGCGACCCCTGTCTGGTCTGCGAATGTGTAGAAAGAACCAAATCCTGTGCCGCATGTGACAGCACCGTAGGCAACGCTTTGGCTTGTGTTCGGCCCCGGTGTGTAGCGCGTAAACGGCGCCACACCGCCATCCACAATTCCTAGGCTATGCGAATTGACGTTGCCGCCCTCAACGTAGGGGCCGACAATCCGCGTCTGAGAGCTTAGACAGAGGATGGGTAGCGTGAATAGCGAGTAGTCGTTAGCCGAGTTCCACGCGGGGAAGCTGGACGTAACGCCACCGTCGCGAATGTAATGCCAAATCAGATCGTTAGTGCCGGGCGTGGTTGTCGAGTCGCCGCCGAGATATTGGTACTGCTTACTAAGGTGACTGACCCCCATGTTGCCGTAGCCGGTTATCTGCGGCTGAATGTGGGTGTTCCCGAGAGTCGGCCCCTCGTAGATACCGCAGCCGCCAAGCCCGACTGTGCCGTGCGTCGTGAACTTCCAAGAGGTCCCGCCGTTGGCGTCCGCCCCTTCGATCTTAAGAAAGTGACCACGGCATTCATGCCCGAAGCAGCTTATTAGCTCCCAGCCGTTGCAGTTCCCTTCGTGCTCGCCGCCATGCCCCGCCTGTCCATGAATGTAATGCCCATGCCCGGCCGTGCTGTAAACGCCAATCCGCTCGGCTGTCATAGCGCAGCGGTAATTGATTCCGTGGCGGGTTAGGTCGCGCGTCGTGACGCCGGACGAATTGTGGCAGGTGAAGTCAGCAATGCGCGAGCTTGAGGCCGCGCCAGTGTTCTGCCCCGCCCCCCATGGTCCGCCGGTTTCTCCACCGTTACCGGCGTTGTTGCCATAGAACACGAACATCGAACCGCTCGTGTTCGTGAAGTGTAATTGCGTAGCGCCGCCTAGGCCAAACGGATCGGGCAGATGCCCGACCTTGCCGCGGATGTTGACGACGTTTGTAACGTGAACCGTTTGCCCAACCTTGTACTTGCCGTACCCTAGCTCAAGGATCGGCGCTATCTCTTGGGCAGTGTTGGCGGCCGGATCAAACATGATCCAGTTAACTGCCGCCATGATGGCGGTGTAATTGTCCGTCCCGGTTGAGCCGTTCCAGTCGGCGACGCCGCCGAGTTGTTCAATGCGGACAACACCGCCAGTCGGGACGAGACTCCAATAGCCGCCGTTAGTCGTGTCCCACACTTCGGCCGACGTGTACCGATCGGCCGAGCGGAAATAGCGCGTCGACTGCGCTATAAACGTCCAACCGAAGCCGTCCGCGCCGACCGTCTCGCCGCTCAGGTGCGTCGGCTGGACCGAATTTGTGAGCGTGCCGACGCCGCCGACCGGGCGCGTCGTGAGCCGGTAGAGATTGCCCGACGCGTTGCGCCGCTCGGAACCGGGGGTGAAGTCGCCGCTGGCCCATAGTGTATAAGGGTGCGCTGCAAGGCGC